TCTTTAAACAAATCACTAATATATATACAGATTATTTATTATATATCCTACCTACCCCTATACCTACAACTCATATATCTCCTAAATGTTTTCCTTCACTATTATTAAGAGTTAAACCGTGTTGAACCGTATAGTATATAGATGTCTTCTAAAATACATATTGATAACGCTAGTATTACCAAGGCATATATATTAAAGATACAGGCGAAATTAAGAGCCTATCACGCAAAGAACAGCAAGGTTGGGGCAATTATAGGAGCGGCGTGTGCTAATAAAACGCTTGCTCTAGAACTGATTCATAATATCTATAACTATAATGGAACTAACGAAGCCAAGACCCTCGCACTAATGTCTTCCTTGCTTACAGCCATTAAAATAGACCAGAAACACGACTTTAACGACGAGGGCAATAGATGCTCTGGCGGTATTGATGTTGATTTTATACCCTATTCTCTTGGAGCCATAGAGAAGGATTTAAAAAGCAATTTTATAGACCCGTCTAATAGCAAGGTTGAACTCATAACCTCGCAGACGGAATTGTCTGGTTTAACTTATTACTGTATGGATATTGGGGTTAGAGACGGGAATGCTAAGAAATTAGAGGATGATATAGTGAAGGCACAGAAAGCCATCGTCGGTGTTTCGTGCTGCGCCAAAATATCCACAATAGCACAGATTATTGATTCGGCAGGATGTGCTTATAATGCGTATGATAAAAACAGTTATGACCCGACTGAATGTAAATTTTGCGACAACGAGATGACGATGTATAATATCGGCTTTATATTATACCAAGCGTTTTTTGAATATTTTAGAAATAATGATGAATACTACCTATTTGAATATATAGATACGGGTGTGGGGACAGACCTAGAGAAAAAAGAGACGCTGGCGAAGAAAGACGCTACGCAAAAAAGGCTCAATATAGCCTTGTATAACACGAGCAGTCCTAAAAAACCTGTTGTTTCTTCTAGTTGCGTCATAGGACAGAAGGGGTTTAGCGTATCGGGTATCTGTACCTTCTTAAAGAACGACAAAGGGATGTTTGACAAACCCTTTGTTGAATATATATTGAAGAATTTGTCTAATGCGGGTAATAAGGCGGCACAGAAGCAGTTTAAAACAACTACCTGTATGTGTATAAAAGGCTATGGAGATTTCGGGCAATTGATAATAACCAGTTATTTGAACTGTCTCCCTGTTTATCTTAATAATATAATGCTTTTAACCTGCGATAGGTTCTTGGTGAATATCGCTTGTATCCTAGAGTGTCCGTTTATGCTAGGAACGAACATATACCCTTGCTACCTATATGATACCTCGGCAAAAATAGCGAATAAACATATCATAGATGTCTGGAATATGTCCTCTAAAAATATTAAAATAATATGCGACAGGCTACATAATCCGTCTGCGACGGCAGCAGCGGCTACAAAACAATCATCTTATATATTAGACAGAAATATAGCGGCTCTCATAACCGCACAGCAAAACCACATAACCGCTAAACAAAGCCATATAGCACCTACGACAACTGTTGTGAAAAAGAAGCCGTATAGCGGCAATTTATTGAAGGTGGAAGCGATGTTAAAAAAATTTAATGAAGAAGAAAGCAGGCTCTATATGAACCACAGAGACGACTATGCTATTATTTATAATAGCGGCGGCAGCAACGGCGACGGTAGCGGCAACGGGAAACCATTCTACGGATTATATGATATATCTGGTGTGTTATCTAGCGATGTTGATGCGTTTTTTAAAAACCCTATTGTTAATATTAGCAGCAGCGGCAGCGGCGTTAAATTAATTTTAAATGACCCTAGATTTTTGAATATTAGTAGCACTATAATAACTACTGAGAAATACACAAATAAACAGAGCAGCGGGAGCGGCGCCATTACCATAAACCAAATGAGAAAAAGCGTAGAGGCTACTGGTGTATATTACAATAACTTTATAAATATAAAGGTGTTTGTAGAAAGTTTGAAGGATAAACAACCTAACCTAAAGGAATATACGACAGGAAGCGGTGCGAACGGTTTTATTACTAAATTAAAAACCTTTGCTATTTTTGAATATTCGCAACTTAGTAATAGTTGGGGGAACTTAGGATATACTGTTAAGGGTGCAGGGACGCTTGAAGATGAATTTAATACGAAGAAGGGTTATTTGGCGATTTTAGAACACTGGAAGAAGAATGTGAAAAGTAGCGAGTTAGAGAACTTTAATAAATTCTTAAGAAATAAATATAAGAGCAAGGCTTGCTCTAAATCTCTAGATTATTACGAGACATTACTTGAAAATATCGCCGACCTTTGTAATCTCTATATTAACGAACTGAACGCCATAAATATTCACCTAGAATATATTAAAGATATTAAGAAAGGAGGAGCAGGAACAGGAGCGACTGCGTCCGTCTATTATGATACCGCTATATTTGATGAGTTTTATAATAAAATAAAGGCGTATTACAATACTATTAAAGAGGATTTTAAAGGACTGATTGACGATGTTAAAGAATGTCTGGGTAATAATTTGGTAGTTAATACTAAGCCGTGCTATGTTCTTGAATATTATATAAATCTTATTGAAAACCCAACAGCCGATATGTTTAATTTACATAGCGGAGCAGATGTTAAGGCGGCTGAGGCTTTATTCCGTGTAGCGTTTAAAGCGACCTACAGCGACGAACAAAAAACACTAGGTATCCTAAAATCAATAATAGAATTTATTGAAAACATTAATAACATTAATAACTTTGTAGTGAAGAATGTCGTAGCATATAAGGGGGATTTAATAGACCGTATTGATAAACATATCGCTGACTTATCAGGTATCTCAGGTATATCTGGAGGCGGTAGCAGAGGTAGCAGAGGTAGCAGAGGTAGCAGAGGCAGCAGAGGCAGCAGAGGCAGCAGAGGCAGGAGAGGCAGAAGCAGGAGCGATAGCCGTGGTAGCCGTGGTAGCAAAGGTAGGAGAGACAGTAGCGGTAGCGTAAGCGGCAGGAGCGGCAAGAGACGCAAGAAGACTGTTATTAGAGACAGGCTAGCCGACCAATATTACATAGACAGTTATGATACTGTTTTAACACAATTGCGAGACAAAAGAATAGATGAGAGTTGCTATATAAATGATAGTTTCTGTAGTAGCAGCGACAGCGGAAGCAGCGACAGCGACAGCACAGATATTAATAGAATCGCAAATGACAAAATGATTAGCGAATTAAAATACAACGAGTATCTTCAGGAGTTGAGTATAATACTAGGCTATTTATATGGTAGCGATATAAACGCCAGAGGCGATGAACTAACCTTGTGGAATGTCTTTTGTTATTACTACTATACCAAGATAGATGCTAGTATTCGCAGTATGTATCCTATAAGGCAACTTATAGAGGAACTTAAAATGGATGTATCAATATGGGAAACTTTTAAAAGAGATTACCCTATATATCAATACATTATAGAGTATTACTATTTTAAAAATAGCCAAGGGCTGCTCTATAAGTTTATTAGGGACGAGCAAGGCGACGGCGAGCAAGGCGACGGCGTAGCGAACTTATCGTCAGGGGATACCCTTATGGTCGTAGAGCGTTATAATAAATTTATTGAGATAGAAAATAAGGTTGAATATCATATCAAGGATTATAATAGATATGAGCGAGAACAGGTTGAAGAACTAACCAGAATGCTGGAGCCTCGTGATATGGGGATACTCTATGGTATCATAGACCTACAAAAGATGCTAGACAGGAAATGTATAGCACGAGGGCTATTTGGGAAATCCAAAAATTATTTGGAATTACAAGCATTATATATTAAGGGTATGCGTCATTATTACGCTAATGACACCGATAGGAATGCTAGAGAAAAATATGAACTAAATAAATTATCCGTAGGCGTCATAGATAATTTAGACCTCTTTAAGAGGGCTCTAGAACATAGCACGCTATATCTAACACCTAACATAATAGAATACTTGCCTCTAAATATTTTTAAGGAGATTATAAAAACACACCTGGGCTATATAGACCCTCGTTTGATATACTATTTTAGTGCTGATAAGTTGTCTATATTTTTAAAGAACGCCTCGCTAAACACAGAGGAATTTAGAGATTATATGTTGAACGCAAATATTGAAACGATTTATACTGTAATACAAAGCGGCAACCTTGATATAATAAGTAAATTGCCCTTCTATCATTATGAGCCGCTCGTAAGAGAAAATAATAGATACTTTAAAAATTTGACAGCCGACCAGCGTTATCTATTTATCTTAGCAAATAGAGATTATATACGCTATGCTAGCAGCGGCAGCAACGGGACTATAGGAAAACTCATAACCGAAGATATCGTTCTAGGGGTTTTAAGTTTTGACCCTAGTTGTATCGTTTATTTGACACTTGATTATACTAGGTATATTTTTGAAAATCATAGCGACCTTATAAAAAGGAACGACGCATTCATAAGTTATTTGACTGACGACCAGATGCGATATATAATAGACGATATACAAAACCATAGAGCACGCTTTAAATACATTCTAAAATATATGCCTGTATCCAAAATCATATACTGTATCACAAATGGTATAATAAAGAGCAGCAGCAGCGTCAGCAGCGGCAGAACAATAATACCAGAGTTTAAACCAGACCAACTAATACATATTATAAATTATAGAGGGGACTTAATAAATCTATTACCGTATCCTACGCAACTTCTAATTTTACAAATAGACCCTAGACTTATAGTGAAATTCACGCCGGAACAGAGGGACGCTTTAATTAAAAAAGGGTATATTACGATGAACCAGATTACCGATGTTTTGATAGAGAATGGCGAGTATCTATTAAACAAAATAACAGATAAAGAATTAATAAATTACGCTAACGCCGAGCCCAGCATATATAATCTATTGAGCGTGAAGAGGTTGGTTAATATATATAGCATATTAAAGGTGTCTGTAAATGGCGGCGATGCTGCGGTGCTGAAACTATTATACTATATAAGCCCTGAGAAGAAAGGATGGTTCCTAGTAGAATGCCCTGAAATCATCGTTAAATACCAAACATATATACAGTATTTGAATGTAGAACATCTATACAGCCTGTTTAAACGGTATGTTGATGCGAATGTTAAGTTAGTCTATAGCGATTTTCTAAAGGTTTTAGCATTACTAAGTAATGAAAAAGGAATGCTAGAAATGTATGATAAGTATAAAAAATACATTCCTTATATGACTGAGGAACAGATAATATACATTATATCTAAAAGATGGATACTGGATATACCCATAACAGAGACAGAGGAAGGCAGGATTAATGAGGTATCGGTGCTTTGCGATAAATATATACCCTACCTATTTAAAGGTATTACTGGGGAACAAGCACTAACCTTGAAGATACTTGACCCTCGTCATAACGCTAGAAAAGATATCAATCACCGTAGCAACCCTTTGAATAGCAATAATGGCTATTATAGTCCCCTAAAATTCATAGACTATATAAGGATGCTGAGCGAAGATGCTAGGGGCTATTTTATAAAGAATTTGGGAAGAGATGAGAAACAGAAGAGGCAGTTGAAAGAGATTCTTGATGGAAACAAGGGGTTTATAGGTCTTTGTTCCACGACGCAATTAATAGAATACTTAAGATACTTAGCACCCGCAAATATTGCTAATGAAATTATTGAGGGGCTGAGCGACGAACAGATAGAGACTATTATAACATTTTCTAGTAGCAACACGGCGGCATATATAAATAATCTACCGCTGGAGCAGTTATATAGATTTATAAATAAAAACAAGGGATATATTAACACGCTTACAGTTGTTAGACAATACTATGTTATAAGGAATGACCCTTCAATCATATCGCACCTATCGCCAGAAAAGGTTCTAGGTATTTTAAAAGAATTAAGGAATAATAATGAGATTGTAGGCTCGTATATGAGACATTTGGACGCAGGGCAATTAAGATATTTAATAAAGAATGGTGGTATTACTGAAGATGATGTGAATGATGTGAAAAAGAACGGGGATTACCAGAAGAAATTATTTGACAACGCTCTAGAACAATTACAAAGGGAGCCTGAATATATATTAAACGAGCCTGAATATCTTAAGAAAATCTATTTGGGTTTATTGAGCGACGCTAGAGATACTAGCGACACTAGCGTATCTAGCATATTATACGATGCTATAGTTAAATACGACGAGCAGTTTTTGAATAGTTTAGATAATGCGACGGTCGCTCGCTTCTTAGAATATAACCCTGAATATATCAAGAGGCTATTGCTAGAAAAACAATTACATTTTATTGAGGAGAACTGGATGTATTTAGAGTATTTTTCTTTAACAAGCCTTAAAGAACTTCTTATACAGCGTGGTAAGACTTACGAGTTAATACACAGGAATAATTATAGGATACATAGCGTCGCCCATAGCGACACCTTTGATTTACTAAAGTTTATTTTAGAATATAACTGTAATTACAAAGGGTATATAGCAGGATTAGCAGGTGAAAAGCGAGTTATCTTTGTTAATAAGTATCGTGCGATGGCTACTATAAATGCCTTTAATATGGATAGCAGATACTATATAGCCTTAAGGGAAACCGAAGACCGTAATTACAATAAAATAAAAGGGCATTTAGAGGCTATAAGGAAAGATGAAGCCCGAAGTGTAGGGAGATGGGACACGCCTACGCTAAGAAAATACACTAACAATTTTAGAGATGACATCTTCTATACCTTGCCTATTTTAACAGATATAGGGCATATAAGGGAAATATTATCCCTTATAACTGGTAGGGATTTAGAGAATTTTATTAAGGTGTATTCTGGCTATATTAATTATTTGCCTTTAGCGAAGATACTCAGTATTTTAGAGAAGAAACCTGAATATATAAAATATCTAGATTATGACAAAATACCTTCTAACATAGATGGAAGATTCGCAAAATATATGACGAAAGAGCAGATAGCCTCGTATAACACTAGAAACACTAAGCAACTAACTTACTCACCTCGTAGGTCTCCTAAATCGCCTAGGAAAGCACCACAGTCGCCTAGGAAAGCACCACAGTCGCCTAAGAAAGCACCACAGTCGCCTAAGAAAGCATCACAGTCGCCACGCACTCCACGCACTCCACGCACTCCTAAGAAATCTTCACAGTCTCCTAAGTCGCCTAAGTCTCCTAAGTCGCCTAACTCGCCTCGCAATCCTAAGTCTCCTCAAGAGCAAGCATTAACATTAGAAGATATAGAAAAAGACCCGAAACATATATTTACATTAACACCAGAAAAGGTATCGCAAGCGGTCGCTAAGAAAGTATATGAAATTGTAAAGGCTAAAAAAGGGACTATAGAGATGTTGCCTAAAGAAGTAAGAAGCCCCTTTTTTAAACACTTAACCGACGATGAGATATTAAATTTAATACAAGAGTATCCTCGCTCTATATATTTTATAACACCAGAAAAGGTATCCCGTGTGGTCGCTAATAAAATATATGAAACCGCAAAAAACAAAGGGCTAATAACTGAGTTGCCGAAAGGACTAATAGACAGGCTAAAAGACAAACCAATAACTGAGTTGCCTGATGGACTAATAACTAAATTATTTAAACACTTAAGCAACGATAAGATAATAGGTTTTATAAAAGAGTATCCACGCTCTATATCCTTATTTAAACCTAAAGAATTGTCTAGCGAAGAAGCAACAGAAATATACAAAATCATAAAGGCTAAAGAGGGTATAGAGTTGCCTGAAGAACTAACAAAGCAGTTATTGGACTACTTGAGTGCTGAAGAAACAGTAAGTTTTATAAAAGAAAACCCACACTCTATATCTTTATTAACACCAAACCAGTTATCCAATCTGCTATCTTCATATTTTAAAAGAGACCTATATAACATTATAATTAAAAATAAGAAATATATAAGAGATGATATTAAACCAGTTTTAACAAGATATAATCCTCAATATTTACAACAACCAGATACTCAAGATGCTCCTACATTCACATTTGCGGCGGCTCCTAGTAGAGAAATGTATAAAGGAGGCAACCTTAGCATATATAAAAACACAGGAATAAAAAAGATGATTTTAGGAAAAGAAAGAGGGATATATAAAATACCTAAATCTAACAAAGAATATATACGATACAAAGGGTCTTATATTTATGTTAAAGAATATATAGGTTTGACGGCGGTAGCGGCGAAAGCGGCGAATGCTAAAGCAGTGGTAGCGGCGGTAGCGGCGAAAGCAGCGAATGCTAAAGGTCTTAAGGACGCTAAGAAATAGACATATAAGTTTTATTATTTCTAAAAAAACTCTAAAAGTTTCTAAGTATCCTTACTTTCCCTAAAAATAACTAGAACAACCACTTTTATACTTTATGACACCAGTAATGGTAATAGAATGTATTCTAGAAGTATTATGCGGGATAAGCGAAGCGCGCATCATATACTAAGAGTATTTATGCTTCGCATATTTCCTTATATACTTATGCGATATCCCGCATAATATACGAGAGGATACTAGGTTATATTATAGAAGATGTCCTATAATGGTAATAGAAGATGTCCTATAATGGTAATAGAGGTCTCCTATAATTATTACTTAACTTTATTTACTATTATCTTTTATAAACTTATAAACTTTTTACTATTTCTAAAAACTTTTACAACTTTCTTTTTTTCTAAAAGTTTCTAAAAGTTTCTAAGTATCCTTACTTTCCCTAAAAAATCTTAGTAATATTCTTTTTATACTTTATGACACCAGTAATGGTAAGAGACAACTGCTATTTTTATCTTAGTGGTCGGCAGCGCGTCTAGCGCCCTAGTATTTGTGAAGGATACAGCATAGAGAACATCAAGTATAATAATAGAAGTCTCCTATAATGGTAATAGAAGTCTCCTATAATGGTAATAGAAGATGTCCTATAATGGTTATAGAATATACCTATAATGATAATAGAAGTCTCCTATAATGGTTATAGAATATACCTATAATGGTTATAGAATATACCTATAATGGTTATAGAATATACCTATAATGGTTATAGAAGATTACCTATAATTATTACTTAACCTTATTTATTATCCTCTATAACCTTCCCTAAAATACCTACTATAACACCATAACCGATAAGAGACATCTAATGGTTAGCGAATCACGCTAAACTATACTATGTATTGTTAAGGATACAGCATAGAGAACATCAAGTATTGTAATATAATACTCCTATAATTATTACTCAACTTTGTAATCCTATAATCTTAATAATAAAAAAATGATACTTTATATAACTTCATAATATCAATATGCCTTTATCTCATATATTCCATCTGTCAGACCTACATATCCGTAATGGTGATAATACATTCTCACGATATGAAGAGTATAGCCGAGTATTTAAAGAAACTATTGTATCCTTAAACGCCAATATAGCCGACCTAAAGTTATCCTTTGAAGATTTTATAATAGTGATAACAGGCGACATCTTTCACAATAAGAATGTTATAGGGAACTATGGGTTGTTTATTTATCGTGAGTTTATCCAGTCGTTATCTAAGATAGGCAGATTGTATATTATATCAGGGAACCACGACTACGACCAGAGCGACCCTAATAAGCCGTCGTTGGTTTATTCATCAACCTTTGATATCCCTAATGTATTCGTTTTAAACACCTCAACATCCTTTGTTATTGATGATGTAGGCTTCTCGTTTGTTAGTATTGACAAAACTCTAGATAAATATAGAAATAGTGGGCGTATCCAAGATTTACCAGCATTCCCTATAATAGCAGAGCCTGTTAAATATAAGGTAGCCTTGTTTCACGGGTCTTTCGCATCCGCTAAATTATACAACGGGAAATCAATAGAAGAAACCTTCAACCCTTACCCTCTAGAGTGGGTTAAAGAGTTTGACTATGTCCTGCTAGGCGATATCCACAAGCGTCAAGTATTCCCTTATAAAAAGAAGACTATCTGTGGTTATTCGGGTAGCCTTATACAGCAGAACTTTGGTGAAGATATTATAAACCACGGGTATCTTATATGGAACCTTGGTAATCGTGATGCGACCGAGATAAATGTTTATAATGATATTGGATATATCAATATTATTGAAGATGTCTCTCGTAATATCTTTATTAGAACGAATGGTGGATACACAGAACTACTCTACAGTTATATTAAAGAGAATATCAACTATTTCCCTAAAAACTTGGAGATAAAAGCGTTTTCAACTATAAACTTCCAGTCTCTTAGCAACCTGTTAAACTCCTTTGATATATCCTTTCACATCGTTTCTAAGTTAGAAAATATGAATAACCACGCTTATGCCGCTTACGCCGCTGACGCCGCTGACGCTGCTATAACAGATACAGAAGCAGAAGCGCCCGAAGCAGCCGAAGCAGCCCTAGCAGACACTAGCAGCCTTAATGGGCTAGATACTGACTATTTGCTAGACTATTTTAAGAAACTCTTGACACCAGACAAATACAAAATATTACTAAATATAATTAAAGATAAAGAGACGCTACTGTTTGATACCTCTAAATATCCTGAAGATTTACACGCTGACTGTATTAAACGCAATAAGGACTTAGAACCCATCATAAATCTTTGTAATATAGCAGACGATACTCAGTCTCTTAAAAAATCCTTTGTGATTAAATATCTAGAATGGGATGGTCTATTATGCTACCAAAATAAATGCTCTATAAATTTTAAAGATTTGGATGCTAAAACCTTTATGATTAAAGGGAGCAACGGAACTGGTAAATCAGCAATCTATGATATCCTACAGTTGGCTATATGGGCTACCAACAATAAGTTTGATACTTACTCAGCAGGATTTATAAACCACAATAAGGATGCTGGATATACTATAATAGATATAGAGATTGATGATATAACTTATCGTATTAAAAGATGCTTTAATAAAAAGAAAGGCACCTTTAAAATCAATAATAAGTCCTCTGTTCTTTACAAGTATAATGACTTACAAAAACTGGATATACTGAAGAAAGATACAGCGTGTAATGCTGAAGTTAAATCCCTATTTGGAGATATAAATACCTTCTTATCAACCTCTATGATTACACAGAGCGTAGATAATGATATCCTAGCACTAAACTACAAGGATACTTTGGCGACTATTGATAAATCCCATAATATCCAGTTTATTTACCATCTCTATAATCTCTTTAAGACTGCTATAAACAAATACAAGGATTTTGGAAAAGTAATACAAAGCAAAAAAGAGGTTTATGAGAAGTTGCTCTTTAATGGAGTAAATAACGATGTTAATGAAGAGGGGCTAGTGCAACTTACAGAAGAATTAGAGAGCCTCAGTATTGACAGAGATACGCAATTGAAGGCTTACGATAGTATAAATGTTGATATTAATAACCCGTCATATCTAGTTATTGCCGAGACCGATTATACAAGTCTTATTGACGACATTCTAGCGAATGAAGAGAACACAATAGCGACTGATGAAGAATACGGAAAATACAAAGAGCGGCTAGGACATTACAAGTATCTATATTCTATAAATGATAATGCGGGCAGCGCAAGCAGCCCTAGCGGTACCGTGAGCCTTAAAGAACTTAAAAAATTATCTAAATTATATTCTCAGCAACTTGAAGACGACTTTAATAAATTACCTAGTGCTAACCTAAATAAGCCTTGTGATGTCTCTTACCTACAAGAAGAAGAGATAGCGTTGAGAGACTATATTGATATTGAGGACGGCGAAGCAAGCGAAGCAGCAAGCGAAGGCGAAGCAGCAAGCGAAGGCGAAGCAGCAAGCGAAGGCGAAGCGACGAACATCCTTATTAAACAAAAAGACGACTTGAAAAGAAATAAGGAACTGTTGAATGATTTGATTTCTAATAAACCTAATAAGCCTGATAAGATTTCTACGCAGTCTCCAGATATCGCCTCAATAACCTCTATAATTTTAAATATATCTGGAGATGATATGGAGGCGTTTAATGAGTTTATCTCTTGTAATACTAAGCCTTCCTCTATAAACACCCCAAATTTACTAAAGAAACTGAGAGCCGCCGCTGTCGCTGCTGCCGCTAATGACATATCCATAGATTATTATAAAAGTGTCATAGATAGCAAGGCAGCACTCATAGAAGAATTAGCAAGTGTCAAGGAGATGATTGCGACTTATGAGAACGACTTTAACACCTCTTTCTCTATCCAGCAGCAATTAAAGGCGGTTAATGTGCCTAGCGAAGCAATAACTTATAAGCAGTTTAAAGGTGCTGGCTCAATCGCTAAGGAACTGAAGAATTATGATATAGACGCTATTAATGTAGCGATAGCCGCTGACGAAGTTATTATAAATAAATATACCAAAAGGGCAGCGAAGATTGACAAACTGAATAATGATATAGAAGTTTTAAATAAGGAACTGAAGGTATTCGCAACAAACGACAAGTATAAATACAACCCTGAATGTGGTGTATGCTGTAATAGACCTTGGGTCTCACGCATTAAGGAGATAGGCGTTTCTGTGAATACTCTAACTGTCGCTAGAGACGCTATAGATTACAACGCAGACAACTTTGCGATTGTTAGCGAACGCCTAGCAGAGAATGTAGAGCAGAGAAACAGGTATAATTTGCTGAAGGCGTGGTATCACTATTATAAGTTTAAAGAGGGGCACGATAAGATAACAAAAGAACTGAATAATATCATAACCTCTAAAAATGAATTATATGAGAAGTTGTCAGCGATTGAACTAGAAGTTAAGAGCATTTCCTTATATACCGAGTATTTTGTATCCTACGCATTTATGCTATATGAAGAGTTAAATAATATGCGGCTGAATGTCGCTTACAAGGAGTGGGAGAGAGGCTACAAGGAAACGAAGAGGTGCGTTGAGGAACTAGAGAGAGCCATATATTTTAATGAGGTTATAAAGCCACGCATAGCGAAATACCGAGAACTGAAGAGACGCTATGATGACTGGGTGCTGGTTGATAGGCATAAGAAGATAATAGACGGGTATCACTATTATAGATTAAATAGGATTATAGAGGTCTGTGATTTATACAAAGAATACAAGGAGTGCGAGACGCTGAAGCCGCTTATTAAAGAGAAGATTAGGTTAGGGGCGTTAATAAAGAGCCTAGATGGTGTAATTAAGAAGGTGAATGAGGATATCGTGAAGTATTCCACAATAAACGCTTATAATAACGATAATAGGGCGAACTATAGTGCGTTAATTGCGGTTGAGAGCGATATCAATAATATCATAGAGGTTCTTGATACTATCCTAATAAACTTTCAATCTTTTAGGAAGGAACTATATGATAACTTAATTCTTAATAAACTTGCTAAAAGAACCAATAAGATTATTAAAACCCTTTGTCATTCCAATACAAAACCTTTTAGGCTCAATTATAATGTTGATATATCTAATGATACCGTCCATATTATTTGGTTAATCCATAATGAGAATATATGCGACGGCGACGGCAGCGGTAGCGGCGACGATAAACAATATATCTCAGTATCTCAAGCGTCTGGTTTCCAACGCTTCGCTATCTCTATGGCTCTAAGGTTATCTTTGTATTTCAATAATTACGATGTGCTCTGTCGGCAACTCTTTATAGACGAAGGGTTTATCAACTTTGACAAGAATAATCTGTCGGTAGTCCCTGTGTTCCTTAAAAGCCTCTTACATTACTTTAATACTATAGTGGTTCTCTCGCATATTGATATTATACAGGATACGATTGATGAGACTGCTGAGATATCCTTTAACAAGGCTAGCGGCGTTTCTACGATTGCTTATGGGGGCTGCGAAAGGATATAAGCGTTAGAGCCACTAAGAATAGGGCGGCGAAGCCCGAGCCTATTGATAATAATATGCTATATAAATAGAAAGCGGGATGCCTCGTGATAACCTAAAGTTGCTAAATGTATCAGGGAGGAACAACAACTGTTTTTTTAATTCGCTCTATGTCGTTGTTAAAAATAACCAGACATTTAAGCAGTTATTCCCTATACATAATGGAGCACAACTGAGGAAATACATTTGCGAGTTTCTAATACACCGAGGGCACAATAAGTTCAGGGGATATCTAGTGATGGCTAAGTCATTACTGACAGCGTATTCTAATAACAAAACAGAGTTATTGAAGATGCACGATGAACTGATGGAAGTAGCACAATTGCTTAGTGTGAATAAAATAGAGGTGGTATCTTTGATTGAAGCAGATATCCTAACGACGAATGTTGCTACTAAGGATGGGATAGAAAGTCTGCTAGTAAAACACTTGCCTACCACAGATAGGATGCCTTCTATGCCTGAGTTTGCTTTGTCTATCCAATTTGTTAAAGATGTTCTTAATATAATTGTTTTGCCTATTATTTTACAAAGGCAGGTGAGACAGAATGATAGACCTAGAAGTATGAACCTGATTAACAAGTATAACTATGGAAAAAAGAGAATGGCTACTGGAGATGCTATACTAAGGTCTATGAAGATGGATATAAAGGACGCTAATGTTGTTAATAAGATACGAGAGCGGATTGGAAACAAGTTTGAAGAAATGAATAAAAAGAAAGGCTCTTCCCGAATGCTAAATAAGGCTAGTGAATATACCTATGCTGTTCTAATAACCGACCAAGCACATTACCAAGTATTGTCATTAAATGGTATGTCAGTCCTTAAATATGTTCCTAGCACCTATGATGACCTAAGTATGTTTATTTTCTCTAGTGACAACTCTTTCAGTTTTTCTCAAGAGAGCATAAGAAGTCCTCCAACATACGAAGAAGCACTAAAGATGCGACACCCCTAAGATGTTGCTAGATTTACTATTATTTTTATTATTTACGACTCCTATAATGGTAATAGAAGACACCTATAATGGTAATAGAAGTATAATAGGTTGTGTTATGCGGGATATCGCATAGTATATAAGGAAATATGCGAAGCATAAATACTCTTAATATATGATGCGATACCCCGCATTATATACTAGAAGACACCTATAATGGTAATAGAAGATACCTATAATGGTAATAGAAGATACCTATAATGGTAATAGAAGATACCTATAATGGTAATAGAAGATACCTATAATGGTAATACTTAGCATACTTCTATTACCATTATCTATTATTTATTATTTCTCTTATCTTATAAACTATAAGTTTCTAAGTTATCTAGCATTATCCTTTATAGAAGATACCAAGTATTACAATAGCATCTATTCTAACAACCCTTATTTTATAAGTTTTTGTATATATAAAGGATACTGTAAATTACTAAATATATATGGAAGGTTTAATAGATACACGAAACGAATATATAGAACATATACAAGATATTCTTAGTGTCGCTATATCTAAGAGAATATATGCTATATATACCGAAATGATGGAAGAGAAAAAAGGATTAAAAGGGTTCCAGAATGAACTCTATAGTATCCGCAAATGGAACAATAACATAGTTAGTGATGAATACAAGAAGATTGTTAAATATACCAAGTGTAAATACCTGTCTAACCTTATTAAAATCATCATTATTACCACAATAAAGATTAAGATATATGAATATAGAGAGCATTTTGATAACATTAAAATAAAGATACCTAATCCTGAAGACTTCGTCCATAAATGCTATATAAATGCTGCTTCTTTCTCTTGGAAGAACGCTTACTTATATAATAGAAACAACATTAAGGATGCTGAATACCAAAACAACCTCAATTTAATTGAAGAGAATATCAGGGCAATTATTAAGAAGACATTTAGAGACTTCGTGCCTTTTGACGAAATCTTTAAACAGATTGAAGATAACCTAACAGGTAATGTTAAACAGTTTAAGGATACTGGTGGAGGCGAAGGCGACGAAGACGACGAAGACGGTGCTAGTGATAACAAAAGCGACGCAAGTGATGATGCTAGTGATGACGAAGACGACGAAGACGACGAAGGCGACGAAAGTGACGAAGATATAGAGCCCGCCAAGGCTACCAAGGCTAGCAAGGCTACTAAAAAAACAAAGAAGACTGACAAAAAACCTGTAAAACCCGAAGAAAGCGAAGTTGATGAGGAAAGCGAAGCGGAAGATAACGATAGTGATGAGGAAAGCGAAGCGGAAGACGAAGAAAGCGAAGACGAAGACGAAGAAAGCGAAGCGGACGATAACGATAGCGAAGCGGAAGACGAAGATGACGAAGAAGAAAGCGAAGCGGACGCAAGCGATGATAACAAGAATGAAATAGAAGAAAAGAAGATACCTATAACTGTTTTAAAAGAACAGGTTGAGCCTGATTATAATAAAATAAATAATGTTGTAGATATACCAGATATACCATTAACAAAATATAATGATGAAACGCTCAACCAGCAATCACAAGAAATATCATTTAAGGCATTCTCTAGCGGCAACCAAGAAAATAAACAAGATAGCGAAAGTGAGGCGAAGGACACTACTAGGGAAGCACCTAAAGAGCCTTTTGAAACCGATAATATTCGCAAAGAATGGAATAGTATTAAAGATGACTACCTTTCTTTGTCGCAAGGCAACGCTAAGTATGCGGAGACGAAATACGAGAATGACAACGATGATGCTATAAGTGTTATGAGCGTAGCGAGCGAGCGTAGCGTCGCCAGCAATATTACAGATATCAGTCTAATAAAAAAAATACATATTAAAGAAGCCTCTAATAAAACCAAGAAACCGAGTTTCTTCTAAGAAAGATATATAAATATATACCTATATTATAATATTGTATTGGTAAAATAAAGATGTTGATGGTTAGAAAGTCCTCTTACTGTTTCCTCTGCTATTCGGCTGACAATATCATATACACGAATACTATATTCGTATGTAAGAAATGTAATACGGTGGTAAAAAAATGCGATATATGTGGTCTTTATTGCGGTGATAAATGCCTAGAATTGTTTGACAGATGCCTTAAGATATAATAAACTATCTAATAAGTATTCTTCTTAACCTTAATGAGTTTAGAGTTCTTCTTTTTAACAAAGACACCTGGGTCATAATCCTCTATGTCTTCTCCTTCTTCGTTCGTAAGCCCCATTAAGTCTCGTTGGTCTTGTAATGCTTGCATCTCCCATAGGTCGTGGGAGCACATCTTGTAATTGATGTCTTGTGCTTTATACCAAAATACGATGTCTGATATGTTGTTAGATTGGACTTTGTTGTCTATAACAAGGCACTCAAAGTTCTCGGTGCACTGGTTCATCACTTGGTTAAACACATCAAATGTCGGGAACATACCCGCATAATGATTGTATATCTTCTCTCGTTCCTTCACAATATTATTACGAAATATAAAGACATAGTCAATATTAGAACGCAAGTCGGGCGGCAACCCTAGCCCGTGCTGCATAGTGATTAAAAGGAATATCTTGTAATGCCTACCGTTCATAAAGATACACCTAATGTTCTTGTCGGTCATCGCTGCCTTGTTATACATACAGTCGTCTAATATCAAGAAGGCTCGTGGGTCTATTGAAGAGTTCCCGTGCTTCGCCAACTCTCTTTTTCGCTCGTTCGTTATGCTTATCTGGCGTGTCAAGAACTTGCTAATTAATTTCTCCTCTAGTTCGTCGTATATCAGCATCTTCGGGATAAATTTCTCAAAGTATCCGTTAGCCCGTTCTGTAGGCGATACCACAACACCGACGGGTATATTCTTGTTATGGCTGAGAATATCTTTCATACAATAACTCTTACCTGTATTACGCTTGCCGATAAAGGTGACTACCGAGTCATCTTTAATCCTCGTAGGGTCAAACTTCTTAAGTTCTAGTTTCATTTAATTTATAATAACAAAAATAATATATTCTATGTATCACAGAACAAACGGATTGCTTATATGCTAAATGCCCGCAAAGAATATATAAAGGATACTGGGAGATATTACTATATTGCTAGCGACCACGAATGAAGCATTACTGGATTAATATAGATAAGACCACTAACGACCGACGAGTATTTATGGAAGAACAGTTTAAAAACAATAAGTTAGAAAATGTTAGGATACCTGCGATAACGCCAAAGGACTTTGACGAGGTGCTAGAGGATAAGCGTCCTTTAACCTGTAAGCACCCAGGATGTTTTCGGTGTGAATATGAATACGCTTGTATATCTAGCCATATTAAGGCGATGATTGAGGGACTTAAGGACGCTGACAACGAGTGGTTCGTGGTGATGGAAGATGACATAGTGATACCTTTTGATATCAATTATAACAAGTTGATTAGCGAACTGCCTCCTGACGCCCAACTGGTTCAGTTGCTGATTTTATACGGAGATACTGTTAAAACCCTGTATGAACTGTCGGTCGCCCATAACGCCCGATTTATTAAATGGAGATACCTATTACCATCTACAGGTATGTATATTATATCCCGAGAAGGTGCTGAGATACTGGTCGGCAAATACTTTAAAAATAATAAATATAACTTTACAAACTGTCCGTTCCAAGTGGTCGCTGATGTCGCCCTCTATTCGTCTATAAACTCTTATGCTACCACATTCCCTTTCGCATACCCTAATATAAACTTGGTGTCTGAAATACATCCCGAGCATTACGAAGCACACAAACAAACCTACCTAGAAATTATGGAGGTTATAGATACGGCTGTTAAGACCAAAACGATACCTTATATCTAGCCGCAGGCGGGGCGTCCCTAGACGGCGTCCCTTAATTATATGCGAGATACGCTTATATCCTTTTCTAGGTCTAGCCTATTCTAGCCTAATACATCGTATGGTCGCTAGACTGTTTATGCGAATGCTTAGCGTTCTCTCCAATATTATATTTTTCATTAAAGAAATAGATTACTATTAGTTGTTTGCGATGGTCTCTCAGTTTATCCGTGCAATATAATATGTATGTTTCGTCCTTACCATTAAGGTTCTTATTTTTTATCCATACTTTAAAGAGTTCGTTATAGAGTATTACTGATTCGTTGATTAGCGGATACTTGTCTATCTTGTTAGTCGCCAGCATCTGTGCCTCCTCTGCTAGCCCTATGATATGTAGAAAATGCTTGGTGATACAATCACGGCACCTCTTGTTCTTGTTGGTAAGATGCTCCTCTAATAAAATAGACTGCTTGATGATTTGTTGCATATTATATCTAGGGTCGCTAACAGGGTCTATAGAGTCGCATCCTGTAGAGCAGGTGCCCGCTGCCGCTGCTGCCGCTGCTGCCGCTCCCGCCGCTGCCGCTCCCTTAGTCTGCTCCTTGTAATTTATGTTTAAAAGCGTAGCCGTGTTAGAGCCTATCCCTAAATGATGGTCTTTTAGATTGTGGATGTGCCACAATATTATTATCGTTGATAGTATTATCGTGAAGACAATAATAAATGTTTCTAAAATATTCATCATAAAATATTAATTCTACTAATATAGCAGAAATATATTATACTCTATATAATAAAGTATGATGCTACTAGAAGAACTAGAAGCATTTAAGGGCGGAGGCGGTGGCGGAGGTAGCGGAGGCGGTGGTCGTGGCGGCTCTTCACGAAGAAAGAATAAGAGCAAAAGCAGCAAAAGCATAAATTACTTCGCATTATTCGCTTTCCTAGTAGTCCTGTTTTTCTTACCTGCTATATTTTTAAGCACGAATAAAAAATAATAAATATCATTATATTATAGGTAGATTATACAGTATATAAAGGATGGTATTAACTGGTGTTAATATAGGTGAGTTGTTTTTAGAAGGGTTTAAGGGAGGCGGCAAGGGCGGTAAGGGCGGTAGAGCGGGTGATGCGGACGGCGGTGCTGATGGTGCCGGCGGAGCAGGTGGCGCAGGCGGCGTTCTTACTGCTGGAACCGCAGGAGCCGTTGGCGGAGCATTACTTTCTGGAGGGTCAGCGGCTTCTATGAGTATGAGTAATGTAGGCTCTAGTAATGTTGAGAAGTGCCCCTTAACAGACGATACGCTATATTGTCAAATTAGCCGAACCGCAGGAATAGCAGGTATGGTCGTATATATACTCATCATTATAGGATTGGTATTAGGCGTCTTATATGCGATCTATTATCTGTTCTTTCGTAGCGGCGGCAGCGGAGCGGTAAGCAAAGTAGCCCGTAAAGGTCGCTAGAAATATATGAAATAATTCTTTGTATTCTTTGTATTCTTTTTATTTTTAGTTAAATTGATATAGTTGCTAGTATATCTATGATACACCTAACCTCTAAGTATGAAAGTATATGTATTGCGTAGCGGAAGAAGCATATATTAGAACAGTTTAGAAAACATAACATATATAACTTTGAGTTCATAGAATAAAATATACACATCTATAACATTACCTATAGGCTTGTGGCTAAGCAACTTTGTATTAGATAAAGGATTAAATGTGTATTGGTGCGATTGTTTGAGATATCTTTGTAGTCCTATTTCAGTATTATATAGTATAAAAATCTAAGTAATTAATAGTAAAGATTTTGAATATGACTGATGTTGATATATTAATAATGAATAAAGATTATGTTATAAAAGATATTGATGGCTATGTGGCTAGTGTTAATAATTTTTTAAAATCCTACGATGACAACAGTATAGAGAATGTAAAAAAACGAATTATTGAATATGAAAAAGATTTATCTATATTTAAAATCCAACAAGAAAAACTTAGAGAAATTATTAAAAAAAATAGGATATTATATGAAGAACAAAAAAATTTACAGGATGATAATCCTACCAAAGATATTGATATATATAATACATTAACTGATTTACTTGAAAATAATCATATCGTTATAAAGGCTCCTATTTTAAGTTTAAAAATGTATATTAATGTCTATATTGAATGGTATTGTGGTTTAAATAAAAAGATTATTGAAAGAAGAGACCTTTTAGGTATTGGCGATTTAGTAGATAGGAGTAGGAAACTTTTATTGTTTTATACCATTCACGCTGTTATATTAGATAATAATATAAAGTTGTTGCCTGCTTTGCAAGGATATTTTTCTAGAAAAAAACTAGAAAATCTATCAAAAAAATTAGAAGATACATACACTAAATATGATGCCTTTATTACTGATATAACTAATAAATATATTCACGATATTAAATGCGATATTGAACCTTATGAAGACATTAATACAGAATATTCAGTCAATCGTCTATCGCCATCTCCTGAAGAAGTAGCAGCATATAGAAAAAGGCAGTCGCAAAATACACAAGATACATCAGCCTATGGTGCTATATATAAAGGCGGCAGCCCCAAGATAAAAAGGGTTAGTAAAAAGGATATACTCGGTAAAGAAAGGTGTATCTACAAGATATCTGGAGACCGGAAAGAATATGTTAAATATAAGGGAGACCTGATAACACTTAAGGATTATAAGAATATAATGAAGAAGAAAAAATAATAATTACCCATCTAGTCAGGCAGTCTAACCTAGCCTATTCAGGAAGCATTAGGAATGCGAAAGTCGTTAGGGTATATAATGTGGTGCCCCATAGGGTATCCAGAATACCTACAGACACTTCCATATCTTTGTAAATTGTTAGCGATGTGAAGTTATATATACCGTAGATTGAGAACCCCACAGCACCTCCATACATAAGAGATTTCAATAACTTTCTTTCTACGCTAGCATCCTCTTTGCCTTTTATATTTTGCGTCGTGAAAGGTATGGCGACATATATTACTGAGAAGAATATGATAATATAGGCGATTATTGTGTGCTCTAAGCGGGCTTCTAAAGGGGACTTTTGTATTTTTAGAATGGTATTAGAATATGAGACCATATTGAAGGATATCCATATAAAATCTAAAAATACTAGCAATATGGATATTATAAGATACTTAATATAAATATCCATAGCGTCTCTCTATCTATACTATACTTTATAGAACTATTATAATTATTTATTATTAGCAATACGAAACTTATCTATTATTTTTACAAAATCATCATAAGGCATAACATAGCCCTTATTATTGTTATCTGTTATAGGGACGCTCGGTGCCCTATGTGGGATAATGCTAGCAATAGCCTTAGCCTCCTTCGTAGTCGCAGCCTTCGCAGCCTTCGCTTTCGCTGCTGTCATTACTATCTTTCTCTTACTAAGAGTCCCCAACTTACCTCCAGTAGCCTTTGCTGCCGCTGCTGTCGTCGTCGTCGTCGCATCATATATAAAAGGCTCAACCTCCTTGTATATGTTGCCGTTCTCCATATTAACCACATAATACTCTGCGGTATTCTTTAAATATGCGGCAAGTTCCCTAAACATCCCTACTAGGTCTTCGTATTCCTCTGTGGTATCATCTATTCGCATATTGGTTCCTATGAAATCTATATAGTTGTCTCTTAGCATATCCACGAAGCGGTCTCTAAAATCCCTTAAGTAGGGGATATTATTGCTGATACACATCCTCATATAATCCCTCGTAATATCGTTAATAAATAGGCTGGATTTATCTTCGTTCCTTGATATGTATTCTTTAATTATATCTAGATATTTATGGTCGGCAGCGTCGGCAGCGACAGCGTTAAAGTTTATTTTCTTATAGCCTTCATAATCAAATAGCCCTGTTGCTCTAAGAGAACTTAGGCGATACTCAAATCTCTTTTTTGTATTCTTCATATAGTTTTGCGGATATAACGCATCTTCGTTCAGTAATAGACTGTCTATAAATAGGTTGTCAAAGTTATAGTTAAAACGCCCATAATCTCTGCTACGGGTTGTGATAGGTTCGTATGTAGGGTCGTTATTATATCCTGAGTAAAATCCAGAGCCGGAGCCTAAGGCGGAGCCTGATGCGGCGTCATAATATATACTATAATCTACCACATTAATATTGAAAAACTTATAGCAGTCGCATATAAAATGCTGATGAAGTGTATATTTAACATTAAAATATGAGTTTGGTATAATATCCTCATTTATTTGTGCTCCTAGACATACTGAGGATATGCTACCGCTGCTAGCATCACCTAACGCATCTCTCGCTATCGCCATAGGATACGCCGACTTACCAGAGTATATTTTAAAGTGCTTTATGTTATATAGCCGCTTCTTGCCTCCCTCAAAGATATTGCTGTATAATACCTCCATATATTCCTTTGGTGTATTATAGACTTTACATAAATTGTATTTAACCCCTCCTACCACCAGAGTATTTTCCACTTTTATTCTGGTGCTTGGCTGTAATATGATTTGGTATAGGTCGTCATTAAAGTTGATATAATCTATACCATCCTTAATCTCTAATATATATACTGAGCCGTTATTCCGTATATTCTCAAATGCGTATCTTAACGCTATGCTGATATTGAAAGTACAAGATAAAAAGGATGTTAAAACCAAGTCTTTGGTATGCGAGCCTAGTGAGCCTTGCGAACTATGAAAATCCTTATGGGTGCCGTGAAAAACATATATGGGTCTCTTGTTATGTTCGGGATTATGCTTTGCGTCCGCACAAAATTTTAGCAAATACCGCACCCTCTTATAGGCGGCTCTCTCCATCACCACGCCATTCGCTATATAGTTCTGCAAAGCGCTATTGACAACCCTGCTGTAAGGCTCTTGAGAACCTATGTAATACTGCGTGATACTTAATAGTCGTGCGGGTGTTATATAAAACGGCTGAAATGTATGAATGCCCGATATATATGTATGGGTATCCAGAATTGTTATCGCAGGCAAAGGCGAATTATAACGGAACCAGTAATAATACGCAGGTTCGCCCTTATCCTTATATATATTAGCGAGATTCCCGTTGTTATTGTTTATAGTATATAATATGGTTCTTATGGTATCGTCGTCGCTGTATCCTTTAATGTCGCTAAGTTGTTTCTCGTATCCGTGATTGTCGCTAGTAATCTCATAGTCTTCCCTGAAATTGGCGTGTAATTGATTGATGGAGCGTAGCAGCCCTCTTATGTTATCCCCAAAGAACGGGATAATATCCTTGTCGTCCTCTACAAAATCCACAATATTTAATGTTATATGCGATGGTAATATAGACATATACTTAGAGTATGCTAGGTGGTATGTCGTGTCGTCCGTATATTTTATCTCTGGCTCCCCGTTAAAGGCTATTTTGTTAGCCTTAAATGTTATCCTGATAGCCCTATGTAATATTGTTGAATACAATATCTTCTCGTTATACTCGTTGTAATCGCTATGTCCGCCTCGTCCGCCTCGTATTCCTCGTCTGCGTCGTCTGCTAAAGCACCCGTCGCTACCGCCATAACTCTGCGACATACTATGAGAGAACTTCAAGATATACTGAGGGTTCGCTGGTAAATTGTAATTGTAATATGCGATTGGCGATATATTCATATCGTTAATGCGGGTTATTATGTTATCTTGCGTGATTGGTGCGGAGAAATACACGAAGTCCGCAAATGTTCTCTCGGCATCCGCATATCTTCTCATAGTTAGCGCATCAAACATATTAATTTGCGGCATATTTTTCTTAAATGTTATACGATATATTTGGTGTATAAATTGTAATAATACGATGAGACGCCGCAAATGTCTCACATAATATGCGTATGGTATGTTCTGTTTCTGCGATATATCCTCGCAGGATGCGGCATATATACTAAGCAGCCTTTTATACTTTCGCAATAAGGGCTCTTTGTTGGCGTTTAGATATTTCTTGCTAGTATTGCTAGTATTGCTAGTCTTGCTGGTCTTGCTAGTATTGCTAGTATTGCTAGTATCCATTCATAATCTCTGTGAAGATAAAATAAAAAGAATTAGTGTGTTAGGGTATCCTTGGGTATCCTCGCTTACTTACGACGAACTATTGTGGGCTTTCGTGCTGTAGGCTTAGCGGGACGCTTAGTAGGCTTAGTGGGTTTGCGTGCGATAGGCTTGGTAGGTTTAACGGGACGCTTGGTGGGTTTGCGGACGGTAGGCTTAACAGGTCTAGATGCCTTAGCAGGTATAACTTTGCGCTTAACTACCTTCCTTTTAATTCCGGCTCCATTTTGTAAATATTCAGCATATTCTATTTTTGCTTCGTCATATCGTTCTTCTGTGCTATTTATTTTATTTACAATATCATTTAATTCATCATTTAAATCCTTTTTATTTGATATGACAACTTTCAGATCATGTTCATATTTCTTTTTATCATCACCTTTAGCAGATGATATTGTTGTAGCATAACCTCTTATAATATCGTCTGCATCTTCAATTAATTCTTCTATATCGTTCTTTTCATTTATAAGAAATTTCAAATGTTCTTCAATTGCTATAACATTTGTTTTTAATCTTTCTTCTTTTACACCCATCCTTTTTATCGTTCTAATATATATCACATATTAAAATCCTCTCCGCTACTTAAGGAAAATATATCGCCCCAAATATTGCGGCTACGCTATTTATTTACGCACGCTTAGGCTTCGCAACACGCTTAACAGCAGGCTTAACAACACGCTTCGCAACACGCTTAACAGCGGACTTAACAGCAGGCTTAACAACACGCTTAACTTTACGCACAACGGGCTTAGCCTTCGCTTTAGCCGCTTTAGCCGCTTTAGCTGCCTTCTTTTTAATATTCATTATTCTTGCTAATAATCCCATCTTAGTTAATTTAGTATATCCGCCTTGATATCCGTATTCTTTTGCGGCAAGAGTAGCTGCTCTTAACTTTGCCATTTTCCCTGTTCTACTTACCTGATAGAAAGTATCATCAAAATAATCTATATCTCTTACAGGTTGTTGTTGTTTTTGTCGTTCATCTTCTTTTATTCTCCATTCTCTATGTTCTTCTTCGTTTATTCTATCTAATTCTTGAAATTCATCTTTACGATTATAGTGAGCATTTACAGCTGTTTTCCGTTCTCTTGAAGGTACATTTACCGACCAAATATTTTGTGAGACAAAATTACTTCTTGATGGTAAATTACTATTACTCTCAGCTCTTCTAGCGGCAACCTCTCTTGAGGATAATGATTTTCGTTCTCTAATTGCTTTATTACTTTCTCTTGACTGTGCTAATGCGCTTTGTTCCCTTCTAGCCTGCTCTTTAAGGAAATCACTAACACTAAGCCTAGCATAATAACTAGGTAGCGGACCTTGCATAGAACCGTGACTAGCCATATATTATTCTATTATATATATAACATTATAAAAATAATCCCATTCTGTCTATTCTATAATCTCCTGCTACTTAAGGAAAATATACTGTCCTCAAATATTGCGGCTACGCCATTTATTTACGCACGCTTCGCTCGCACAGGACGCTTAGCGACAGGACGCTTGGCGACAGGACGCTTAGCACGCACAGCGGTAGGCTTCTTTAAGGGACGCTTTGCGGTAGGGCGTTTTATGACAGGCTTGGTAGGACGCTTTACAACAGACTTGATGGGTCGCTTAGCAACAAGACGCTTTCCTCCTATTAATAATACTCGTTGTTTTAATAAATCATCTAAAACATAATTATTACCTTTTTTTATTTCATCAACTATTAAACCTGATTTTTTATACGCTCTTGAAACAGATGTTTCCTCACCATTTTTATATAAATAATATATAATTCTCGTATTTTCTACTGTTTTAGCCCTATCTATAAGTTCTTTCATTTCATCAATTGCTTTCTTTTCAATATCTATTGCAATATCTTCTTGCTCCTTTAAAGATTTCTTATTTTTAATAAATTTTTGTTCTGTAATTAAACCTTGCTTATAATCAAAATCATTCTTATAATAAGCAAGTCTAGCAGCGTGAGCATTATCTCGCAAAACTATCAACTCTTTTATTTTTTTCTTTGTTAATATTGCTTCAATATCTGGTCTTATCATACCTTTGTAATATTTTATTTTATTATCCATATCAATCTTTTCAACATCCTTAATAGGATTACCAGAAATTGAAGCAACCGCATTACGAAATCCAGTAGATATTTTACTTTTAAGCGAATGTTTCTTTTCTATGTATGGAGGTGTTAATAAACTTCGTTGTGTTTCCAATAAAGGAGCGGTATATGTGGGAACGCCAAAACTGTTTCTAGAAGAATAAACAGGTACTACATCAAAACGACTATCCCTACTAGACATCAAAATATATCTTCTAATATATTATAATAAAATAAAAATATCCTTATTAAAATAATATTCATATACTAAAATACTACTATGCATTGCCTAGGTTGTGCTATATATCTACCGACATTTAACGATATTATATCATATATAAAATGGAACTGATATATAAAGTTATCAGTCCTTACAGTCCTTAGACCCTACCAGCAAGCACCCTATCAACAACCTTTCTGTTAATCAATCTAACATAGCAGCCATTATTTATATCAACCTTGTCATTTTTATTCTGCTCCGTAAGAGTTATCCCATAATATTCACGAATATCAGCAGGCATATCGCCGATTTTACGCATATCCGCCTTCGGCTTAATGATATTCGTTGTATTGCTATGCGAGGATTTCGCTGCGTTCGCCGCTTTCGCCGCCTGTATAACAGAAGGAGCGTAAGCGGCATAAGCGGCGTAAGCAGCATAGGCATCTCTAGTCCGTTCTTTCAATTTACCTCCAGATACGCTAGCACCAGCAGCACCAGCGTCATCACTCTTTTTAGCAGGCTGAGAAGTGCCTAGTAAGTTGTTATACAGGGCGTTATTATCTTCTTTAGTAGGCGTCATAATTAAACGACATAATATTATTGTTAAATCCCCGAATTGAAACTCATATAATATTCTTATTATAGAGTTCGGCAGAATGAGGAACTGATATAACTCGTCGTTCAAGTTTATATAACCCTTCTTATCATCGCTCTCTATTATATAGATATATCCAGAACCTTTTCTGGCTACTCCGCTGTAATATGACGCAGTATAAATGTTAAGGGTTGTAGATAAGAAGCCGAGTATCTGTATGTCATTTTCTCTATCCTTCATAGTATGTAATCTTTCAGGGGAACCGTGATAGAAATATAGGTTGTCAATTATATATTCAGGGTCTAATTCCAAATCCTTGTAAAAACCTACTGTCTTCTTAACCCTTTCTATGAGACGGTCTGTCTCATCCTGTGTATTAGGAATACTTAGCACCGAACTATGAGCGCCCGTTATAATCTTGTAGATAGCCTCATTTAAACCTTTGCTAAACGGAGGAACCCTGAAATTCTTATAGGCGTCTCCTAGTGCTTTAAAGAGTATGTTCTTGTCATATCCAAAAGGTTGCCACCAAGATATCCTTATTAAACTGTAAATCAACTTTTTAGGGTCTTGATTTAAAGGCATCCAAGTGAATATCGGGAACATCCCTGAATATTTGTAGTTATAGAAAAAATCTTCTTCTATGTGTGTGTGTTTGTTATAGATGTAGTCTGCTGTTTGAGCGTTAAGCGAATACAGTATATTCCGCCGTATCTCGTCATTAATGCCGAAAGACTGTGCCTCCATATCATTTAATATGTTTCTGTAATATTGGAGTTTCTGCGTAGCCTCAAGGGCTACTCCTGTTATACGAGGCAACCTTGCGAGCCTCTCATTAATCTCCCCTATAAGTTCGCTAAACGGCTTGTGTCTGTTTAACACCTCGTCTGTCGCCGTCACAAAAATGGTTCGGGGCAGTCCGCTATTTGTTATATTATAATTGAATGGTTTGTATTCAAACTGTTTCATAGCATATTCTAGGGTATGCGGAAATTGAAGACTTTGAAAAGGCGTGGGTATATATTTGCCTATATTCAAATTATTATACTGATTATACGAAAGGGCAGGCTTAATATATGATAATCTGTTAATATAACTACCCAAATCCTCCCTTCTTATATCAAATATATATTGGCGGTTCAACAAGGTGTTTTGATAATACCCGTCAATATCCCTCGGGATTTTGTCAATCAGCGGTTTCGCAACATCCTGCTTCAATTCGTTATTCTGGTATATTATAGTGCCTTTATTGTAAGAGTAGTCAATCATTTCGGCAACCACATTCATCTTTTTCTTATCGCAATATTCTTTCATCTCATCGTCAAACATCATTAAACTGATTGGTAATGGCGAGTCATATTTATAATTTTTATATAAGTCGTCGTAATAGTAATTTAAATGTAAATACTTCGTTAAAATTACGACGACTATCGCATTAACCACATCTGCTATAAAATCGTATTCTTTAAGCACGCCATTAGCATCGCACGCCTGCGCCAATTTGTCGCAGCAATCGTGGAAATCCTTCATACAACCCGCTATATATTCTTCGCATTTCTGCTTATTCACCGCACGCATCCTATTCTCCTCTGCCTTCGCCTCCTCTGCGGCTTTTAGGGCTGCTGCCTTTTTCTTCTCGGCTGCCGCATTCTGCACGGTCTTAATATCGTCTATATGCGCGTTTATATCGTCCAAAAACTTCGTGGAAACCACTTTGCGAATTGCCTTCTTCAAGTCCTCGTCATCGTAGTTATAGAGTTTGTGGATTAGCCTCTGGAAAGCCTGACCTTTTAATCCTATTTGCGAACTTGTTATCGGGTTTTTTATCGTAAGCATCTTAATCTGTGCGGGCGTCTTACCTTTCTTTAATGCTCGCAACTCCTTGACAAAATTCAACGCTTGTTCTTTTGTCAGTCTATTAGTGGTATCATTCATTTGTATTATACTTTGTGCTGCCTTATATGATGCTGTCGGCGAATAACTCATCTTGCCGCTTGAGGAACTGGACTTTGCGGCTAGTGTTGGTGGCTGTGCTCCCCGTGCTGCTTGTGCTGTGCCTCTAGTAGGTGATGGCGAGCGTGCGAAGCGTGGTGAGCGTGGTGAGCGTGGTGAGCGTGGCTTTAATACTACTGGGGCTCTTGCCGCTGGTGTTAGAACAGGAAAAGGACCTGTATTTACTTCAGGCATAAGTCCTCTATAGGCTGGACGGGCTGCCGCACGGGCTGCCGCTCTCCGTGTGACGGCTTGTCTAGCAGGTGATGGTGAGCGTGCGAAGCGTGGCGAGCGTGGTGAGCGTGGTGAGCGTGGTGAGCGCGCGGATGCTGCGGATGCTGCTGAGCGTGCGGATGCCGCTGTCGTCGCTTTCCTGTCTTCCTCGTATAAATAAATTTCATCTATAAAATTTAAAACATGCTCTTTGTAAGTCATATTATGTCCTTTAATATCAACTTTAGAGCCGTCGTCTAACTTGTAATAGCAGAATGACAAGAAACTTAATATTATATTACTATTCCTCTTTAATACCACTTGTGTTAAAGGGTTCTCCCATCCGCTTGTGCGCCCGCTATACAGATATACTAGTAATCCGCCATAATCATCTATAGATAGCCTATCGTAATCCTTGTATATACGAGCAAAATTAGGGTTCTCCTTTAACCCTTTTATTGATAACCTCTTTATTGACATTTACTTATAATATATAAATATTATAAAAATAAAAAGAAGCCTAGATTATGAATTGTTTTACCCAGTCTCGCCTAAGCATCGCCAGTCTCGCCTAAGCATCGCCAGTCTCGCCTAAGCATCGCCAGTCTCGCCTGCAGCAGCATCGCCGCCGTCTCCGCCAGCATCAGCCTTGCTCTTGTTCCAATTAATAGCAGCCTGCTTCATCAGTTCCTTTCTCTCCTTCTCAGGGTTCTCAGTAATTAAACGAGCCATCTCGTCCTTAATATAAAGGTTATACTTGCTAGGCGCCTTCTTGATAACCACGCCATCGCTATCAACCTTAGCAACCCGCTTTTTACCCTGTCCTAACTTTAGGGCGTCTTTAAAAGCCGCTACAGCAGCCTTCTTAGTATCATCTAGAGTGTATTCTTTGTCGTCCTCAATAGCCGATAGGAGGCACTCCTTAATCTTCTTTCCAGACACACTCTTCGCAACACTCATATTTCCTCTTATAAACTTAAAAGTAATGTAAGTTTTATATGATTTTTATCTGTATATTTTTATTATTGTAATTATAATAAAGGAATTGCTAATGAGTTTAGAGAATTTACTAGGCAAAGACCACTATGATTACAAAGCATATATTGATAATTTAAATATCGTTATGGAAGCCATAGAGGAAATAGCATTCTTATCCAATACCCTTGATTACGATAGGCTCGTAGTATTCTTTAAAGAGATTATAGAGACATTTGAGTTTTTTAAAAAGATAGATGAGGATGATGATAATAGCGAGGGGTTTAGTAATATGAATAACAAGGATTCTTTAATAGCGAATCTTATAGATTGTGAAGAATACAAGAACCTTGTTGATTTTATGGAAACCTACAAAAATACTATTATAAGAAAATGCGATAAATTAAAGGAGAAAATAAAAGACTTACTAAAACTATTAGAGGATTCTAAGGATAACGAGTATATATTAAAGGATTATAATGGTAATATGAGTTTAATGAACTCTAAGATGCTAAGCATTAATGATAAGTTGGTAGATAACATAGATACGGACTTGCCTCATATAGAAGTAGAGAAGATTAATTTTAACATTAAATTAATCACAAAGAACGATATAATATGTTTATTGTCCTCTTACCCAATTTTAAAGAAATTCGTTTATAAACATATGCATGTAATAGATAGAGAATATTATACGCCTACCAAAGATGATGTCATAGAATTCCGTAATGAACTATATAAAATATATGAGATGCTGTGTGAATATTTTAACAAAAATAAAAAAAATTATGTAGAAGACATTCCCAAAAAATTTGGTGTTGTCCTAAAACTCGTCAAAGAACTTGAAAAATATGGAGATATACCTGTGAAGGCTAGCGAAGGTACCGTAGGTGCTACTGAAGGTGCTATGAAGGCTAGCGTAGGTACCGTAGGTGCTATGGAGGCTACTGAGGCTATGGAGGCTACTGAGGCTACTGTAGGTGCTATGGAAGAAATAGATACTAATATAGTTGATGCAAAAAATACTAATGATGAAGATACAGGTGATAATGGCGTAATGGATAAACAATTAAAAGAACTAAAAGCAGAATATCAAGATGAAGAAGATAGAAAAAATATAGCAAGGAAGATTGCAATAAAAACACCAGCACCAGCACCAGCAGCACCTAGAGGAGCAGCAGCACCACCAGCAGCACCTAGAGGAGCAGCACCACCACCACCAGCAGCACCAGCACCAGTAGCACCACCAGCACCAGCACTTGGATTAGAAGATATGAAATCAATAAACCCATTAAAAACAGGAACAGACGCAGCAATAGCAGCAAAAGAAAACACACAAGCACAAGGAGAAGCATTATTAAAAGCACAAGCAGACAAATTAAAAGCAGAACTAAAAGCAAAAACAGACGCAGCATTCGCAGCAAAAGAAAACGCAGAAGCAAAACTAAAAGCAGGGAAAGAACAATTAGAAGCAGGACTAAAAGATTTAACAGACCCACAAAAATTATTAACTAAATTTTTTTTAAAAAAATAACACCATCCCACCCACCCTCTAACCTCGCCTATCACTAGCAGCCCGCAATTCAGCAACCTCAAGTCTCAACTCATTCACTTCTTTTTTAAGAGCCTTTATTGCTTCCACGAATAAAGGAGCCATCTTCTCATAGCAGATAGTCAAGAAGTCATCGCCGCTCTTAGATACTATATTATTATGGGTGTCTCGTGTCATATCAAATGGAGCCAGTCTAACAATCTCAGGGAGAATGCTTTGGACCTCTTGGGCGCTCAGTCCAATATCAGGGGTTTTAGTGAAACCGTAATTCATCGCCAAATCATTAGGGACAAAGTGAAACCCATTAAGCCGATTTATTAAATCTATAGGGTTCGCTATGTTAGATGTATAATTTTTTAACCTATTGTCTGAAAACGATGTAGTAATACCCTTAGAACATATAATAGCCCCATCAACCGTTAGCGTATCTATGTTGCTCGTCGTCCCTATAGATACATTCGTCATACTATACACATTACTCGCCGATATCACCCAAGCCGACTTAATGCTATTGATTGATACCACCAAATTATTACTTGAAGATAATATATAATTGCTATTTTGTGTATTGGAGATACGCAAACTGTCATTTAGAGTCGCAACATTATCTAATAAATTCTTGGAAAATATGTTGCTAGTCGCTAGCACATAATTGCTCGTATCCATCACGACATCCCGTCCTCTCCTTATATACTCCCCTGATATCTTCACATCGCCATTATTACCCAAAGTGAATACATTACTATCCCTGTTAGACGCTCGTATAATATCGTTTATCGTGTCGTTCTGCTTAATCGCTAGTGCCTGCGTGGTGTTGCTGGTGTTGCTAGAGTTACCGGAGTTCATTATCTCTAACTTTTCAGTCATATATACTTCGGTATCCAGCGTTGTGCTAGCACCTCGCACTATCAAGTTAGAACTAACCGTTAAATTACCAAAGATGCTGAGGTGATTGTCGTAAGCGTTGTTAATGATAAACTTCTTAGCGGCACTTAGATTTTCTGTTATCATATCTGTGGTTAAATCAGTAATCCGTCTAGATATAAGATTGCTAGTCGTGCGAATATAGTTGCTAGCATTCTGGTCGTTGAGGTCTGTGCGTGACACAAATATATTACTTGTCGTGCGGATATAATTGCTAGCATTCTGGTCGTTCTCTCTAACCTTAGATATGAGGTTATTGCTGGTGCTGCGAATGTAATTGCTAGAGTTGTTGTCATTCTCGCTAACCTTGTTTATGAGGTTATTGCTGGTGCTGCGGATATAGTTGCTAGCGTTGTTGTCATTCACGCTAACCTTGTTTATGAGGTTATTGCTGGTGCTGAGGATATAGTTGCTAGCGTTGTTGTCATTCTCGCTAACCTTGGATACTAGGTTATTACTGGTCGTCAAGATATAGTTGCTAGCATTCTGGTCGTTGAGGTCTGTTCGGGACACCAAGATATTACTTGTCGTTATTAAATAATTACTCATATTATTATCTTTTAATGCTACGATTGAATTCAATATATCTATGCTTTCTAATAGCAAAAGACTGCTGTTTGCTCCTAACTTTGCTATTTTTCTGTCAAGTTCCTCTATTATGTTTGAGCCAGTAACATCAAAGATGTTCCCGCTAATATACAAGTCATTACTGGTCTTCACATCGCCGTAAAACTGGATATTACCTACCTTGTCTATCAGCAACTGCGGATGTATCAATTGGTTATCGCTGTAATTGATTAGCAGATTGCCGTCATAACTGTATATCTCGTTTATTAAACTGTTGCGGTCTGTGTAGTCGTCCTTCACGCTATTCGCTAGTATTATATGCGGCTTCAAGTTGGTCTTGTTGAAGGTCGTTAGTTGTATATTGATATTACTATTGTTATGCGTATAATGCCTAAAATATTCGTCAATAATAATGGTATTACTTAGACCCGCTCCATATAGCGAGAACTCGTCGTTTATCACTATGTTAGATGCCGCATATATTAACTCGGTGTCAAATGCGGTATCTACTATCTCGTTAGATGTAGCGATGTTTATGATGTTAGATATATTGTTATAGGTGCCTGTGCTAGCATTCGCATTCGCATATATTATATTAGAAGTGTAATTCAGGATATAGTTGCTGTTCGTAAGGGTATTCGGGAGAATGTTGGAACTGTTGATACTCAAGGTGTTTGTGCGATGAATGGCGAACTTGCCCGTATAACTGTAGGCGGTGCCAGCGGTGCCGCTCGTATAATTATAGCAGACGATGTTGGATGTCGTCGCATCCACGAAGACATTAGATAGCGAATTGAAGTCGCCTAGTTTTATCACATTTTTATTAACAAATACCTTGGATATATTCTTCGTAGCACTATTAACATTCGGCAAATAACTGTATATCTCGTTATTAACATCTATGATATTGCTAGATACGCCTCTAGCAGTATCCACAACCATCCTATAGTTAGATGTGAATACGGTGTTAGATGTGGTGATACCCAACAAATGCGACGGGACATTATAGATATTGTTGAAGACGCAAGAGAAATTGTAGTTCTTGCTTATGATGTTGTTATTTAAGGTTATGTTGAATATATTAGAGGTCTGGTTATTTACCAGCCGCATCTCGTCTAGCCCTATAATAACATTACTGGTGTCTGACAATAGCGGCGTGATGCTAAACAACTGCCTATCGTTATCGGGCAAATTCTCTTTGTTAAAATCAATCCTATATGACGGAACGGCAGCGGCAGCGTCGGCTCCGTCTATTATAATGTCGGTCGCCTTGTAATCCGTGTTGATGATATTGGCGTTCGTCTCATTAAACTTGTATGTTAAATCAATATTAGAATGGATAGATAAATAGGTTATGTTCTTTGTAGCCGTTAGCGTCTTATAGACGACGCCGCCGCCGCTACTGCTACCGCCGCTACCGCTAATACCTCTGGTATCGCCGCTACCGCCAATATTACTCCCGAAAATGTCATAAACTGGTATAAATTCTGGCGATATGCTATTTACAAATGTGGTATTGTAGGTTTTTGTGCTATTATCCCAATAGTCTGTCGCCGTCGGCTTCGTCAAAACCAAATTGCTACTATTAACAGATACTCTGCTATATATGTAATCCTTCGTATATCTGGCGTTTATCAGCATCGTCTGCTCGTCATACTCGCTATTTATAGACATCGTCTGCTGAGGCTCAGTCTCGTTAAAGCCGTATCTAACGCCATCTCGCAAATTGATACCAGTCGTGTAAGGGTCTATCGTTAGGATGTTAAGCAGGTCGCTTTCCGCTGGCTCGGTATTAGCGGCGACCACGGCGGCATCTATGGTGAAACGGTAGTTGTTGTTAGCACCTCCCGTAGAGATGGTGCTGTATTTGTTGCGGTCTCCGGCAATATTAAGCATATTTATTTTAACAGGATTATAACTGTTGGTTAGTTGTAGCCCGTATTTGTTGTCGTCGTCTATGTGTAGGCTGATATTGCTATTGTATCCGCTTTCGCCCTGCCCTAGATGCATATAGGTCTTAGAGTAACTGTTGTTAAACTCCACGAACGGATGATAGAAGTCGTTGTTGCTGTCATTCTTGTAATAACTGAAAGTTAAATTTGTATTATCGGTCTGTATATTGTTATTATTAGATACGAGGATTTGAACCATATTCTTAATATTAGTGATGTCCTTGTCATAACTAGCATTAAAGTCGTTGAACTTATAAATACCCAATTCTATTGCAGAGTAATCACGATTATGATTAATACCGTCGCCGCTGCTGCCGCCGCCCGAATTATCAGTAAGCACATTAGATGTATAGGTTATGAACTTAGCAACCGACAGTCCATCGTTATTCTGCTTAACGACAAAAGGAATGTCTGTATTAACTATGCTATCAACCACAATAGATTTTGTGGGCTTGAAGACGATATTCTTGCCCGAATACTCAATATCGTTATAATCTAAAATGTTTTTATAAAGGATATTAGAAACAGATACCACATCAATATACTTTGTTAATTCCGTTAGCCCCTCTAGCCGTTTAAGCCTGAAGTTGTAGTTATTGCTAGTATTATCCACAATATTGATATTACCATACACATCCAAATCGCCGTGAATGGAGACGGCGACATTCTTGTTCTCCTTTAGAAAATCGTAGGATACATTAGGATTGTTGAAATCAATATGGTAATTAGAGTTAAGCGTATTGTAATACATAGACATACCGAATGAGGTAGGCTCTATCGTCTTGTCGGTATATCCTATCTGGAGAGGTCCAATCCGTGCGACATCTCGTGAATCAATATCATTATATTTGTGGTTTTTATAGATGAACCATTTCTCCAAATCCCTATCAGCCCTTAAATCCCTGTCGTATTCGCAAATGTCTAGCCCGCTGAAATCGGCGTTATTGTGGAGCCCGCCGCCACGAACTCCCCGAAATATCCTTATGATAGAATGATTGTAATCCTCTATATTCGTATTGCGTATCTGTAGAGGCAGGTGCACATCCTCTCCGCTCCACCCTAGCGATATCTTCTTATTCGTATAAAAACTGCTGGGATTGTTAGTAACCTGTAGAGTCTCTATAAGTTTGTCATTCTGGTAATAGGCATCGCTATTAATACCCTGCTTCACATTCAGCCCCCGCATTTTCGTAGCGTAAGCCGAGATATTGTCGTAATTTATACAATATTTATAGGTATTCTCATTATAAATGTTAAAGTAATTCTTGACGCCATTATAAACAAACCCCGACATCTTCGTTAGCACATCGTCCTTATATAGCAGATAGTCGGTAGCCGCTATTTTGCCGTTAATATCTAAGTGGATACCTTCGTGCGGCAATTTAGTATTCACGCCGACCCCCGTATTCGTTATTGACAGCATCGGCGGCGTATTTAACAGGTTGGGGCGAAACACATTATTCTCCAACTTGGATATGTCAAACGACGGGTAAAAATACATATTATGATGCTTGCCTTCAACGGCGTTCGTGTTTATTAAAAGGCTGTTGTCATAGAAGTCCAAGTAAGAGAGCCGACCGATATTGGCGATATACTTGTCGTTATTCACCTTCTCCTGCAGGATAACCTCAAAGTTGTTGTTAGAACTCCTCGTCTTAAACACATTCACGACGCCGCCGAATCCCTCGCCAGTATTCGCACCAACGCTCAGTTTATTTGGGAAACTGATATTGCGGTTAGCGTCAAGGTTGGCGATATTACTATGCACATAAGTGAAAAAATACTTATTAACCCCGTCAGCCGTATTGATATTGCTAGTAATCGTCGTATATCCTAATGTCTCGTCGCTAATGTTAATAGGATTCACACGAATGCCCCCAATAATCAAGTCATTCGCTATCTCCAGCCGGTTCATAGTTAATGCTGTGGTATTAACGAAGTTCGTGGTTCCACGAAAGGTCGCATTCTGCGTTATGGTTATGTTATTCGCCGCTATATGTTGTGCCGTTAATTCCGTGGAAGCATTCACATATTTAGAATCAACCCTTTCCAGCACATCTATATTATTAAATGTATAACCACTTCCGGTGAATATACCGGCGGTTATCTGCGAAGGACGAATGCTGCCTACGCCGTCCGCCCGAATATACACAGAGTCTATATGCTTGTAATCATTCGCAAAATTGTCATAAATGATAACATCGTCAAATCTGGCGGTGCCTTTCACATCTAGGCGTGTCTGCTTGGTGTAAGCCAGATTAGAACTGATTCCGTTAAATAGCACATTCTTGTAATAGGTTATATTCGCCGCCGAATTCTTGCCGATACACACATTCCCGTTATTGTCAATCGTCATAGCGGCGTATTGAGCGTCATTCAAGTAGGTAGGGATAGCCTCCCTGTTATACAAGGCGTTGATTTCGTCCGCCGATTTATTGATGTGAAACTCTAAGGGCATCCCTTTCGTGGTAGCGATGACAGCGGGCGATATGTTGCTGCCGCCAATAATACCTATGCTAAGTTTAGACAGTTCATCGGTGCTCGTATTATATGTATCATTTCGCAGGGCTATATGTATATTGTTAAAGTCGTTGTTGGGCGTTGAATTGATATTGAGAGGATGCTGGTTATAGTTGGTATCCACCAGCCCTCCTAGGGTTAGATAGTTGGGCGTATATATGTTATTTACCAGATACTTCATATCATAGAGGTTGTTGAAGTATGTCGCTACGCCCGTCTTGAAAGGCTGCGATTGCGAGAGGACATTAACGCTTTTTATCAGGTCTATTAAGGCGTTGCTGCCTATCTCGCCGCTAATAGAGATGTTGCTGAATTGGATGCCGTGTGCGTTGATGATACCGTCACACTGGATGTTCCTATTAACATAGAGCGACGCATTAGGCTGCCTGTAATTAGATGTGATAAATCGGGAGGTGTTGATGGCGACACCCTCGTGATTAACATACATATTCCATTTTGTATCCTGCTGGTTGCTATTGTTGTTGGCGGTTCCCATACCGTCGCCGACTACCAAATACTCGCTATTATCTAAGGAGAGCCGCTGAATATCCTGAAATGTGCCGAGCCCTATCCCTAGCGAATCAACTTTGATTATAGGTTCGGTATCTTGGACTATAAAATCACTCATATTACTATATGTAATTCTATTTTAATCTATTTAAAAGAAATAAACAATTAATATTTATATAATAAAAGGATATAATGAAAAAATGATATCTATATATTACTCCAAAAGTTTATAGAGATATAGAGATATGAAGCGTATTCAAGGGATACATAATAAAACCAAGGAGATTGACATTCAATCGCAGCCCTACAATAACAAGAATGTCCTGCTACAGAGCACCGATTTGGCTGAGATATTCGCCAACAACGGGCTGGCGGGCATAGAGTTTAAAAATATAGATTTGTATCGTGTAGCGTTCGTCCATAAATCCTATTGCACTATGAAAAATATAGACTTTGACAAAAGTAATGTTAATTGTCCGGCGGATTGCCTGCCGCTCCAAGATATGTCCTACGAACGCATAGAGTTCCTAGGCGACGCCCTATTAGGGATGATTGTAGCCAACTATTTATACACTAGGTTTCCCGACCAGAACGAGGGCTTCCTCTCTAAAATCCGGACGAAGATAGTGAATGGACGGATGCTCGGCTACTTGTCGGACAAAATAGGGTTCCCGAAGTTCGCTATAATCTCCAAGCAGGTTGAGGAGACTGGAGGGCGAAACAACTTTAAAATTATGGAGGACATATTTGAGGCGTTCATAGGTGCCCTATTTCTAGACTTCCAGACGGATAGCGACAAAGTCCAGTTGCCGAACGCCATTAAGATATCGGCTTTAACCGGTGCTGGATACTTTATTGTTGAGAGTTTTATCATCTATATCATAGAGAATTATATAGACTTCTGCGAACTCATCAGGATTAAGAACAACTATAAGGATATGCTAGTATCCTATATGATGCATAACCTCCAAGATGCTCCTAAGTTCTACGAAGTGAAAGTGCTGATGAGAGATAATGTCCGCATATTCACCTACTGTATTAAGGACAGGAACAACGCTATTATCGCTACATCCACAGGGAGCAACAAGAAGGAGGCTGAGAATAATGCGGCGAAAGAGGCTCTCCTCTACTATAATGTGGATATATGCGAGTATAACTCTAATATTGATTAGATGACTTAGGAATGAATATGACTTAGGAATGTAATGACTTAGGAATGACTTAGGAATGAATGGAATGTATATAAAATATACCATCCTATAATTACTTATACATATACTTATATAATTACATAATAATGGATAAACTGAATATCACGCATCTCGTTTTATCTGGTGGTGGTATGCGTGGCGTCATATTTATAGGTGCGTTGAGATATCTATATATTGAAGGGGTGCTTAAAAACATTACGCATATCGCCGCTAACTCCATAGGCTCCTTTGTAGCCCTTTTTATCACCTTTAGACTTACTATAGAGGAGATTGAAGAGATTATCTACAATTCCAAAGATGACAAGGAACTGTGCGTAATCCCTACGAAGAATTATTATAGGATTATATCTAAACTGGGGCTGTGCTCCATAACCAATTTTATGGAGCATTTAAGGCGACGCTTGCGTATCAAGTATCCCGACATAGATGACTTGTCATTTAAAGAGGTCTCTCAGCGGTTCGGCGTCAATCTCTATTTTTCTACCACGAATATCAACAGATGCGAGAACCGCATTTTTTCAATTGAGGATACACCAGATGTATCGGTATTTACTGCTTGCGAAGCATCTATGTCTATCCCACTAATATTTACGCCTATCCTTATAGACGGCGAGTATTACTATGATGGGGCTTTTTCTAATAACTTTCCTATCAAGATATTCTCTAACATTTCCAAAGAGAACATTATTGCGATGATACTGTATAAAGAGCGAGACGAATATGTGCCTACAAATACCAAAATAAACATATTCTATATATTACGACAAATATGTAAGATGTTTGAGATATTGCGGGTTAGACAGGTGACTATCAACGAACTCAAGAGCGACGATAAGGACTACTATTTTATGCCCCGAAATATCACGATGCAACACTCTATGAATATCATCGTTAATAGAAAGGGCGTAAGGCTAGACCTGTCTAACCAGCAGATAGACGAGATGATACTATATGGCTTCACTTCTATGGCTGAATATATTGACAGACGCAAAGAGTTATTATATGCGAAGAATAAGGAAAGGCTAGCAGGGCTTGACGACGGCTTGACGAGGCTTGACGAGGCTTGACGAGCCTCTTTGCGATACTTAATATGACACCCTAAGAGCCCAGCCCTTCACGACATTAGGTGCCTTTCTACGAAACCTATCTACCTTATGACACAACATATACGAAGGTGGTTTTTCTAGAATACGATGAATTAGCATTAAATGTGTCGGTAGCGTCGGCGGTGTCAGCGAATACCTAGTCCTAACTATATCATACCTAACCATCCTATTATTTATGCGATACTCTAAATAGTTATGTGGTAGAGTTATAGGCATTCTAATATAAATTATATATATTATTATAATAGTATTAAAAATGAATAATAATGAACCATATATATTCCTATTAGATTTGGACGGGACTATTATAGGCGACTGCACCTATCAATGTGATATCTACAATATACAGGAAATCATAAAGAAGAATATAATATTAAAGAACGGCAATATCCAATTAGGGAACCTAGTGAAATACAAGACGATGTGCGACAGGATGCTAGACAACTGCTATAACCTACAATCTAAACTGCTGAGACCACATTTTGCGACATTTATGACCGAGATGAGGAAGAAGTTCCCTAACAGTTTCTTCTTTATCTATACGGCGTCTGAAAAGTCGTGGGCTCATAAAGAGATTTTAATTATAGAAAAACAGAATAACATCAAGTTCAATCGTCCTATCTTTACACGAGACAACTGCCTAAAAGATGCTTCTGGTAATCTTAAGAAATCTGTTAAGCGAATACTGCCTCAACTATTAAAAGCAATAAAGATGCCTAAGACCCACGCAATCGCCAACAACATAATAATAATAGATAACAACCCGACATTTATTGACTATACCGACAACCTGTTGATTTGTCCTACCTACGATTACCTGAAGTTCCACAACCTGTGGGAGAACATCCCTCAAGAATACGCCAAAATAGGCGAGTTGCGGCACTTCGTATCACGGCTAATCTCTAATAAAAAGATGTATGTTAAGAATAACCCGTCTAATAGCATCGTGCTAGAAAAACTACACAAATGGCTATATCGCAAATACAAGAAGGTTAATAACTACAACAATAAATATGTTAATGATACCTTCTGGCTAAACCTAGCGACCTTAATCAAGCACCACAATATCACGGTATTTAACAAGAAGAGCGTTAGTCTGCTCCACAAAAGCATATAAGGAGGATGCCGAAGGCATATCCTAGCATATAAGGAAAGATGTGCGGGGGTATCGCATTTTGTGTCTATAATACTTCTATTGTCATTACTAGTGTTTTCTTTTTTGTATCCTTAGCAATACTAGGTGAATTAAGTAGGATATATAGCATAGTTTAGCGTGATTTGGTAATCATTAGAACTTCCTATTATTACCATTACTGGTGTCATAAAGAATAAAAGGTATTACTTAGGTATTTTAGGGAAAGTAAGGATAGTTAGAAACTTTTAGAGTTTTTTAGGAAAATATAAAGTTGTAAAAGTTTTTAGAAATAGTAAAAAGTTTCTAAGTTTATAAAAGATAATAGTAAATAAAGTTAAGTAATAATTTTATGAGACACCTCTTAACATCGTTCTATTACCATTATAGGTAATCTTCTATAATATAACCTAGTATCCTCTCGCATATAATGCGGGATATCGCATAGTATATAAGGAAATATGCGGAGCATAAATATTCTTAATATATGATGCGAAATATCGCATAACACAACCTAGCATATATCTTACCATTACTGGTGTCATAAAGAATAAAAATAATAACACTAGTTATTTTAGCGAATGCTAGGAAGGCTTAGATAAGTTAGAAACTTTTAGAGTTTTTTAGGAAAATATAAAGTTGTAAAAGTTTTTAGAAATAGTTAAAAGTTTCTAAGTTTATAAAAGATAATAGTAAATAAATAATAGTGATACTAGGATACTTCTATAACCATTCTAGGTAATCTTCTATTACCATACTTGATACTCTCTATGTTCTATCCCTCGCAAATACTAGGGCACTAGCCGTGCTGCCGACCACTAAGATAATATAGAGAATGTCTCTTACCATTACTGGTGTCATAAAGGTAAAAAAGGTAATACTAGATATTTTTAGGGAAACTTAGATAAGTTAGAAACTTTTAGAGTTTTTTAGGAAAATATAAAGTTGTAAAAGTTTTTAGAAATAGTTAAAAGTTTATAAGTTTATAAAAGATAATAGTAAATAAATAATAGTGATACTAGGATACTTCTATAACCATTCTAGGTAATCTTCTATTACCATACTTGATACTCTCTATGTTCTATCCCTCGCAAATACTAGGGCACTAGCCGTGCTGCCGACCACTAAGATAATATAGAGAATGTCTCTTACCATTACTGGTGTCATAAAGGTAAAAAGAAAAACACTAGGTATTTTAGCAAATGCTAGGACGACTTAGATAAGTTAGAAAGTTTTAGAAAAATAGAAAGTTGTAAAAGTTTTTAGAAAAAGAATACTAGTTTCTAAGTTTATAAAAGATAATAGTAAATAAATAATAGTAATAATTTTAGGAGACTTCTATTACCATTATAGGTATCTTCTATAACATAACCTAGTATCATCTTGTATATAATGCGGGATATCGCATACTATATAAGGAAATATGCGAAGCATAAATACTCTTAATATATAATGCGGGGTATCGCATAACACCTCAATAATACTTCTCTTACCATTACTTGTATAATAAAGGATAAAAAAGATATTACTAGTTATTTTTAGGAAGACTTAGAAACTTTTAGAAATAGTAAAAGTTTTTAAGTTTATAAAAGATAATAATAAATAATAGTAATACTAAGTAATCCTCTATTACCATTAGTGGTTGTCTCTATGTTCTATCCCTCGCAAATACTAGATGATTTTAAGTGTATTTATAGCATAGTTTAGCGTGATACGCTAATCATTAGAACCTCCTATTACCATTACTGGTGTGTCATAAAGAATAAAAGAGATAATACTAGTTATTAAAGTTAAAAAGGTTAAAAAGTTAAGTAATAATTATAGACATCCGCTTCGCTATCAGCCTATAACATACCCATATAAATATATCATTTATACTATATATATGTTCCTTGAATGATATATATAAGTTTTGATATTGGTATTAAAAATCTGGCTCTCTGTATTCTAGAGAGGACTGAAGAGCAAATCCAAGTATTAGATTGGCGTATTATATCTTTAGCAGATAAAAAGAAAGACATTAAAGGGATTGACGATATTGCCGAGCGTATATATATAGAACTAGATAATATCATAGGTTTCTTAAAACAGAAAGGAATTGAAGAGATTGACTATGTATTGATTGAGAACCAGCCTTCTAACCTTAACGGTATGATGAAGTCCATTCAATATATCATATATTGCTACTTCAGCCTCTTGAAATATTGGGATAAAATCATAGAGAATGTGGTGCTAGTTAATGCGGGTCTTAAAACTAAGACACACGACTTTAAGCCTGAAATACAGGTTAAGATGGATGATACTGCTAACTCTAAGGGGTTTCGTCGTGATAAATATAAAATGAATAAGCAGACTAGCATAGAAATATGTAGAAACTACATTAAGGATGATGCGACTTTATGCGAGATATTTGACAATAATAAAAAGAAAGACGACTTGTGTGATGCTTGCCTACAGGCGGTAGCCTATATTCGGTCTCATAATGCTGATGCGATGACAAATAAAACTAAGCATAACAAGGTATCATTTAAGGAGATGGTTGATGCTGCGGATGCTGCGAATGCTGTGAGGGCGTAGGCTCTTTATTATTATTTATTTTTTAGTAGGTTTCTTGGCTACTGGCTTAGTAGGCTTCTTGGTTGGTTTAGTTGTTGGTTTCTTAGCAGGTTTGGTGGTTATGGGCTTCTTAGCAGGTTTAGTGGTAGGTTTCTTAGCAGGCTTAGTGTCGGGTTTTTTAGCAGGTTTAGTGACGGGTTTCTTAGTAGGCTTAGTGGCGGGTTTAGCAGGAATTTTACGAGGTCTTCCTACTGTTCGCTTATGCTGCACTCGCTGCTCTCGCTGCTTGCGACCACCTGTATGTGCTTTTTCATAGTATTTTATAAAAATGGATTGATATAAAGCATTATATGCATTACTCATACTACCCATATTGTCATATGCATTTGTTAATGTAGTTAAATTACCTATATAATTTTTACGCTCATCTATTAATACTCCTATATTGGTAATGATTGTTTTTTTCATAGTGGTTTTAATAAAGGTTATATGTTCCCCTTTGTATAATAAAAATAGAGCAATATTATCAATATATATAAAAACATTATTCATAATTTGATAGAATACATCAATATCACCTTTTATATATGCATATATAACTTGTAGGTTTTGCTCTTCCTCCGCTTTAGAAAAGTCTAAATTCTCAAGACATTCGTTGCTTACACCAATACTCGTACTAGAAGTTCTAGAACTTCTCTTAGATGGTTCAGGAGCCACCACATTTTTTCCAGACATACAAGATATTATAAGTCCTCCTCCTTTTTGAGATACTAGCGCTTCAAAATGGTCGTTTGATTGAATATATTCATCCTTCGCTTTATTATAAGCATATATAAGATTAGCCGATAAAGGCAAATCCCTATTTATGTATTCTTCGCTTATATCATCATTATCTTCCAACAATCCTATTCCAGTATCTTGTAGTTCTTGTAAATCATCTTTTGTTAATCCTAATCCCTCCTTTAATAATTTTATATTATTATATTCAAGTGAAGATAGCCACACTTCAAATGCGGATACACCTTCTTTATTTAATATATTAGCAATATAGTTGAGAAAATTTGCAATAATAGCGTTATGCTCTTTTATTTTTACAACAATATCTGGTAATTCTATATCACTTGGTGTATCATTTAAAGGTTCTAGTTGTTCTATCAAGTCATTAATATGATTGAATACAACACTATCTAATTTACTATCTAATTTATCTTTTTCTCTAATAATATAGACATTTAATATTATAGATACACTTTTTATAAACTTAAGTAAATATTGAGACCTCTTATCAATATAAGATATGATTGCTTGTTTTTTAAGACGATTTTTGTCATTCTCTTCTTTAAAAACTCTAGATTGTGATGAAGCAACTTTAGGAGATACAGGTATTATTGGTTCAGGCATAATAGAATTTGAAGGGCGATTAGCAATTAATCCTTGTCTATTAAGAGGGTTTATTCTTGGCTTTGGATTTAATGGGGTTCCTTGTAAAGCGTCATTAAATACTGGTGGTTGATAATTCGGTGGCAAAGGCTGTAATCGTAATTGTCGTTGTGTCATTCGTTTTTTAAGTTCCGCTATTTGTCGTGGTGCTAGTTGTAAATCCCTTTGTAGTTTTCTTAAATCTATAAGTTTCTTATTAATATCATCTATTTGTTTCTTAAGCAACATTTTTTTTGAGGCAAGTATAGTTGTGGCGGCATTTATTTTTCTTTTTTGTTTTGGGATTTTTGATATTTTATTATCTATAACCCCTATTTCTTCTACGAGTTCTTTTAATCTGCTTTCTAAATTTTCTATAGCATCATCCATTATATATCAATCTAATAATATACGAATATAAAAATAACCTTCCTTAAGTAATATTTTTTATATTCGTATATATATAGATAAGTATTGTTAGAGTATGGCTGAAAGTTGTAATGCTGCTGTTGGAGGTGCTAAGAAGCGTAAATTAACCCCGTATAACAAGTTCGTAAAGAAGATGTATGCCGAACTTCACAAGAAGTTCCCGACAGATACCGCACCCCAAATTATGAAAAAGATTGGTGCTGAATGGAGAAAAAAGAATAATAAGTAATCGCTACGCAGCGAAGCCTAAACAGTCCTAGCCCGCTGCCGCTGCGGTCGCTTATCGCTACTAGCAGCCGAAGCACCAGATTTATTTTTATTCATTTTATGTGCTCGTGGATTATATAGCATAGAATAATTACACAAATTGTCTATATAGGTATCGTCACGCAAATGGCTTTCAGCCGATTTCGCCTTAACAACCAAATGGCTTTCAGCCGATTTCGCCTTAACAATTACCACATTCAATCTAAAATATTCTCTTAATTTATATTTTAACTCATCGCATATATCAGGATGTATCTTCCTATCCTTATCCTGTATTATCTTAAATTTCTGGCTAGACACAGATATCCTAGCCTTCCCTTTAGTATTCATCTTAGATATGCCGCCGGCGTATCCGCCTACAAGACCGCAAGCGTTCCCGCCGGCGAACCCCTTGTGTCCGCCTACAAGCCCTTCGTGCCCGCCACCATACCCTCTATGCCCTGCTTCATCATACCCTTCATACATCTCGTTGTCATCTCTTTCGTCTTCATACTCAACATCCCATAACTCGCTATAACTCTCGTATTGCTGTGGTAATATACAGTTTAACGCCATCCACTTCTTGTGCCTAACAGTTCCTCGTAATTTTGCGGATATAGCATAAATAGCATCCTCTTTAACACGCCACCACTCAGTATCGCCAAAAAACTTAACAGTTCTCTCAATCCACCAAGGCGGCGGCGGGTGGCTCCATCGTGCCGGCTCTATGTAATCCTTCACGCCAGAATTAAAACCGCAATTATCAGGCAATAATATATCAGGGATGTAATTCCAATCATTACGGCTAATATAATAATTCTCAGGAGGCGCCGAGTATTGATATACGCCTTTGGGAGGCAGCGGGTTTCTTATGATTTTCGTAGGGTCAGCGCTGTAATTATAGGGCAACTCGTATCCTAAAGGATATGTCGCATTATATGACCGCATATATGTTATGAGTCGCCTTATGTAATTTCTCACAAATAGCCGCAGTCCGTTATCCAGTTTCCTCCAATAATTCTTCCCGTCGCTCGTTATGACGCCTAGGAACTCCTGCTTACGCACCCAGATACCCGTATAAAAAGCCTTCTTCGCTTGCCCGTGGTAATTTAAATCAACCTTGTGCGTTTGCCCTGTGCTGTCGCCCGTCATAAAATGTAAAAACACTTCGGGGCATACGGCTATCTCTAATATAGTCGCAATTTTCCTATAGAACTCAATCAAGGCATTCGCCGATGTCTTATTATAATGTGCCGCCATACGAAGCACGGCAGCGCCGACATACGATAGCAACTGGTTGAGCCTAGTGCAATTGTTAATCTTGTTCGTCCCGTCCTTGAATTGCGTAAATAGAGTCTCGTATAACCCGATGTTATAATTAACCTTCTCAAAGTTGTCAAAGTCGCTGTCAAACCCGCCGGCTGACAAATCCACCTTGTAAAGGTCGGCGATTGTTAGATGACTGAGCCCCTTGATTTTAGAGAGACAAAGGTCAAAATTATTCTGTATAAAATCAAAATAGTCGCAAAAAAACACTACCCAATCCTCGCTATTAATAGGATACTCGCTATATTCTTTCTCGTTTTTCGCTATCAAACTCTGGGTCTTCTTGGTTAGTTCGGTTGATAGTTTATAGCCGTCCCGTGGTTCTGTCGCCGCTGTCGCTACTGCCTTCGTTGCTACTGGAGCCGAGCGTGAAGGTTTTGCTATTTGTGCTGCTCGTGTTCCTCGTAGTGCCTTTGCTGCTATCTTCGCCGCCGCTGACGCTGCCTTCATATCAGCGACACGCCCGCTTTTCCTCTGCGGTGCTGACATACCTCGCTTATTATCTAATTATATAGTAGATATTATTTAATGAATGCCTCTGCTTCGCAATTTAAAAAACCAGCATCAAGAGATTATACAATCTACAGCATATCTAATTGTAAATACTGCGTAATGGCTAAGGAACACCTAGGCAGCGTCGCCGTCATAAATTGCGACAAGTTTGTAGGTTCCTGTAGGGAACGAGATAACTTCTATAATTTTATGAGACAATACACAGTAATCCCATATATCCACTTCCCTATGATATTTAAAGACGGCAAGTTTATTGGCGGATTAAAAGAATTGCTAGAGAGACAGGCGAAGCCGCCAAAGCAAGCAACGCAAGCAAAGCCGACAAAGCAAGCGAAGCCTAAGAAACGCATATAAGTATTAAAACAGAATAACTATATAAAAATTAAAGAGAATGGAAGCGAGTATAGGTGATACGACCAAAGCGAGTATAGGTGATACGAGCAAAGCGAGTATAGGTGATACGAACAAGGTGAGTGTCAAAGGCATTATCCTAGTTACAAGTTGTCAAAAATATCAACATACCAGATTAAAAGAGCTTAACCTGAAGGCGGCTTATGGAGATTGGAAGGTTATCTGCGTAATCGGCGATTTGTTCTTAGACAGCGATTATAAACTGGAAAATAACCTGCTAAGGATTAAATGCGAAGACGCCTATATTTATAATCTTAAAAAGTTTGTGCTATCTCTAAAATATCTTTATGAAATGTTTGATATCGCAGAGGGAGTGTTGCGTGCTAATGATGACCTAGTGTTTAATGAAAGATTTCTAGAAGGCTTCTTGCAGATGCCTAAGAAACTTTTAATTAATACAGGCACCGAGATTGATATTGATTTCCTAGGCAGGTCTTCTGTGGGACATTCTCTAATAAACTATCCGTTCGTATATGAGCCCCATAGGTCAGGTGTTAATCCCCACTTAGTCAATTATTATCAAACGCATCAAGAAGATTTTGACAATCCGCTACACAACATAAAGGGCGTTGATGTGTTAAAATACTCTGTGATGCCTCATATTCCAGCATTCCTACACGGCCCTCTAATATACTTCTCTAACAAATCCTGTAAGATATTGATAGAACATTTGGAGGGCATCGGCTACGATATCTATCATTACCACGAGAAGTCCAATTCGTATCCTTATACTATTGACGACTTGTCATACCCGCTGATACTGCTCCCTAATAACATTAACCTATTACATACAAATAACTGGCACAAAGAATTACAGTTTTCGCCGGCACATATAGCACAATTCTCTTATGATATTTGTGGTAATTTTGAGAATAGCCCTGAGTGTATCGCTTTCCATACGAATAAATACAAGTAATCCTTGTAATTATTTGGGAATAAATACAAGTAATTATTTGGGAGCCACAAAAACCATATAAATACTTAGCCCACTATATTAAATAGATTTAGATTTTTTAGATGATTCCTGTGAAAGGTATCATTCTTATCTTGAGTTGCCAGAAACACCTAAATACCCGTGTTAAGAACTTTAAACTATCCCAAGATGAATATGCGGGATGGAAAGTGGTTTATGTTATTGGCGACCTATTCTTAGAAGACGATTATAAACTAGAAAATAACGAACACGGATATAACCTAATGACTATTAAGTGCGAAGACTCGTATATCCATTTATTAAAAAAATTAGTGCTATCTTTAAAATACCTTTATGAGATTTATGATATTAAAGAAGGTGTGTTGCGTGGCGGTGATGACCTGATGTTTAACGAAGAACTGCTACAAGCATTCGTGATGCTACCGAAGGTAGCGAGTGTAGCGATGCTAGCGAGTGAAGCGGGCGGTAGCGATGCGAGCGTCCCAGTAGATTTCTTAGGTAAATCACCGTCAGGACGCAGTCTGCTAGCACACGAGATAAGTGATGCGGATATTAAAGCGACTATTAATGATACCTTTATGGTGGATTACTATAAGAGCCATCCTGAGGATTTTGACAACCCGTATCATAACCTTAAAGGCGTTAATATTTCTAAATATATGAAGCGTCCGCATATTCCCGTAGGGCCCTGCGGTATTATGTTTTATCTCTCTAACAAATCCTGTAAGATATTGATAGAACATATGGAGGGCATCGGCTACAACATCTTCCATTACGACGAGGGCACCGACTCATATCCCTACACTATTGAAGATTGTGCCGTCTCATTTATCCTTTATTCTAACAAGATTAGTTTTATACATACCCTGTCTATGTATGACGAATACTATAATAACCCTGAAAAGGTCGGGGTATTGGCTATACATACTAACTTGAATAAGTATTAATATATAATATCCTTTAAATTTTACCTACACGATTTATTCCTATTTGGTCTACAAGCATGAAAGGCTCTTATATCTTCATTTATACCTACACGATTTATCCCTATTTGGTCTACAAGCATGAAAGGCTCTTATATCTTCATTTATTCTTACTCTCTCTCTTTCTCTCTCTCTTAATTTTATTAATTCTAGGAATTCTGCATTCTCCCTATCTTGTTGTTTTTTAATATTATTAATTTGTATATTCATAAATAATTTTATGTTTTTGGCGCCTATTCTTTTATTTTCTATATCAGAAAACCACGCATACCCCCCTATAGCACATCGTAATATTTCATTTTCAAAAATATATATTATTTCTTTATTAGAAATACCTTCATTTATTTTAATATTTTTTTGAATATAATCAAAAAATGTAAGTAAAGCATCACGCAAATCATCAAAAAATCTTGTATATGTAGTTTCTACTATAAAATTGTCAGTTGTCATCGGCGTTATTCTTATGAGAATATTATTAATCTGTTCTGTATAAGAGCTGGTATCAATAGAAATAAATTGAGATTCATTAACTTCAACAAAAATTTTATCAATCACATTTTTTATTAATTTAGTTGTGTTTCGTGTAAAGACTAAAAAATCTTTTTTAGAAGGGTCTAATACATTAAAGCTATATTCTTTAGCAGACACTTCACTTAAAGCTTTGTAATTATTAATTAAAGCAACAATATGATGTGATATATCTATTAGTTTGTTTTTATCTTTAATGCTTATTGAAATGATTGGACTTCTTGGGCTACTTCCGCTTCTTGGACTGTTTCCGCTTTTTGGACTTCTTGGGCTTCTTGGGCTACTTCCGCTTTTTGGACTTCTTGGGCTACTTCCTACCCCTCCTACATTCTTGTATTTTCTTGGGTTCTTTAATACAGCCGCTTTAGCTACTTGTACTAATCTTGATCTTGATCCGGCGAGAGGTTTCATATTATACTATTATACTATTATACTATTATATAAAAATTTATATAAATACAATAATATACTTACTCTCAAATAATATCCTTCAACATATAAGTATCAACCAACTGATACCCGAGCCTCCTATAATATCCTCTAACTCCTGTGCCGCTAATTATCGCTACTTTGCGATATCCATTATCTCTAGCAATCTCTTCAGCCTTCGCTACAAGTTGCTTACCATATCCTTTGTGTTGTAGCGAGCCCTCTATATTGTTCCCTACATCACTTATATTAGAATATATATGAAGTTCTCTAATAAGCGCACAGCCTTTAATAGAAGGCAATACGGCGTCCGCTTCGCCCGCTGCTTCCGCTAATCGCAATCGCAGAAACCCGACTAAGTAATTTTTATCACAGCAAGTATCAAAACTTAGATGATACTCGTCGCCGCCAGATGCCCTATACTTCTCTACATTTAGCCTAATGTCGCTTAGCGATACTTGGTTCCCTTTAATCTCACGGCATCTTATACATTTACATCCCCACTTATTTAGCCGCATATCATCCTGTAAAAGTTGCCTCATATTCACATACTTGGTTGAATAGCCGCCTTCTATGTAGTGTCCTGGAATATCCCGAATAATACGGTTAAGCCGCTTGTATTTCTGGACTTTCTGCTTAAAGTCCTTGATTAACTGGTATAATAGCAAGTCGTCGTAAGGAACATAAGTGCCCTCCTCAAACCACCGCTTAATGCGAGTATAAGGAACTATAGCAGTCGGGTAAATCTTATACTGGTCTGCTTGTATCCGCTCGTCATACAAGATTTCTTCTAGCATAGCCTTGTCAATCTCGTAAGAGGCTGCTGGTAGGTTAGGCATTATGTGGATATCCACCTTGTAGCAATTGTTCTTCAGCATCTTTATTGCCTCGTATGCTCTCTCTATCGTATGCCCTCTCATAATCTTCTTTAGAACTGCGTTGTTCGTATGCTGGACGCCTAACTGTATTCGGGTGCAATTATATCGGCGAAAGTTCGCAATCTCTTCTAGAGTTATAGTATCCGGTCGTGTTTCTAGAGTTAGCCCGATGATATGTATCTTTGCCGTCTCATTAATCTCTATTTCTTCTTCTAAAGATAGTTTTGGACGACCCTTGTCAAAATAACTATTAGCCGCATAATATAAATCGGTTATGAAGCGGTCTTGGTAATTACGAGGATACTCGCTCCAAGTCCCGCCTAACACGATAATCTCCAGTTTATCTGGTATGTGTCCCATATTGATAAGCGATGATATACGAGAGTTCATCTGCTTTATTGGGTCAAAGTCGTTAGCGTTCGCTCGTAATACTGCGGGCTCCGCATATAGATAACTTCGTGGCTGGGCTACCCAACCATTACCCTCGTGGGCTGGCTCATTAGGACAATAGGCACAATCGTGCTTACAAGAAAACTTTGCTCGTTTCACTACGCTGCCGTCGCCTCCGTCGCTGCCGCCGTCATCGCTATCAATATACTCAGGATGTGCTGATGTTAGCACCGTGATTACAAGAACGCCTGAGTTGGACTTACACTTTTTCTTCGTAATAAGATTACGCAACTGCTGGTTATCTAAATCAAGATACTTGTATATCTTGATGAACTCGGCATTAGATATAGTATATTTATGTTTTTTCTGTATTCCTTTTTTAAACTTGTCTATATCGTTGATAGTTTTAAAAGTATCCATATTATTCTTGAACTCTTCTGCTAGACACTCTAGTAGCCCATTAAATACACTATTGTCTTTGTATTCTTTGTTGATATGCTGGTGCGAAGCCTGCGAAGCGTGAGCGGCATTAGCGATATCCTCAATATCTGTGATAGGCACGCTAAATAAAGCAGAGAATGACTTATAAATATTCATCGTTATTAGGTTTAATATAGATTAGTATTGTCATTTTTTATGCTAATAAAAATAAAAGATATGCAAGATATGTTTTAAGTATCTAGTATATTGCTTGTATCCAAAAGATTACTCGTGGTTAGTTCCATAGCAATATTTAAGATGGTTTTAATCGTTTTTATCCTATTGTCAAAAGAACTCAATTCCTTTTCGTCCTCCTCATTTATCTTTATCAATTTCTTAACGGCACCATATAACGAATAGTTTATCTGCGATACATCTATGGATAGCAAGTCAGGTATGCTTAAAGTATCTGTGTAATATTCGTGAGATGAAATTGCTTTGGGGAATATATCATAAACTTCCTGTGCTATAAACCCTAATTGCTTGTTATCCCTAGAAACTGTATTGAAGCCTTCTATATAATTAAAGCGGTTTAACTCTAATTTATTGATGTTCTCATAGCATTTATCATAAGACGCCCTCTCAATATTTTCTTTTATTCGCCTGTCTGAACCGGTGTTCCAACTAGCGGTTCCTGTAGGGTTCGTAATAGCACCTGCTGTAGTTATCTTGACATAATCAGTATCAACGCCTGATGTTGAAGAGATAACCTTGAACTCGCTATTATAATTGCCTAGTTTGTAGTCTCTGTTAGCGTCTGCTGCGGTTCCTCTAATGAACTCTATGGAGGATGATATGGTTGTTAGCGGTGTTAAGTATCTAATGATGACGACGCCTGAGCCGCCTTTTCTACCAGCACCACTACCACTCCTTGCTGCTCCTCCACCCCCACCTGTTCCATTTGTGCCTACAACATTTTCACTTCCACCACCACCGGTTCCCCCTGCTCCTCCTGTTCCATTATGCACTCCTCCACCACCACCGCCAGCAAACCACCCAGATTGACCTACAGATGTTCCAAAGAATGAACTCATATTTCTCCCTATACCTCCATCTCCTGCCCTTGTTGATGAAACACTTGCTTGTCCTTCTCCACCTGCACCACCTCCGCCACCTCCTGTTCTCTCAGCACCACCAGCAACTGTTCCATCACCACCCTTAAATCCTTGTCCTGCTGTTCCTGCTCCTCCTGTTCTATTACCTGTTGTAGCATTACCTGCACCACCACCAGAACCACCATCATTACCATTAGCACCTCCACTATTACCACCACCACCTCCTGCTATTGCTATATTAGTTTCAAATAATGAGTTCTTACCATTTGAAGCAACTGTATTAACATCAGTTACTGTTCCTCCATTACCACCATCTCCTACTCTAATAGTATAAGTTCTGGTTGTCAAAGTGGTATTTTCTAACAGTATAAGACCACCTGCACCACCGCCAGCACCTGCATTCATACCACCGCCCCCACCTCCGCCAACAACCAGAATATCACAAACCACATTCCCTGATACTGTTAAAGTATATAAACTCTGTCTTGACCCAGCACCACCAGTTTCACTCGTATATGTAAAAACCTGATATGTATAAGCACCAGTAGTTGCTGTAGTAGTCGCAGCAGGCGACGAGGTTATAACAGGTGCTACATAACTATTCTGTATTGTTAAAGAGGTATTGCTAGTTAAACTGTTAGTAATAATCGCATTATTATTAAAGATACTCAACCCACCCACACTAACCGCCCCTGATATGTTAGCATCACCGAGAACATCTAGGCTCCTAGTCGTATGATACACAGTTCCTATACCAACCCTACTATTAATACTAGTATTCTTATGTATTATCGTCTCGTTAGAAGAGAACGATACTAGATTTGCCGAAGTATTGCCGAATGACTGCGTGCTATTCTCCATCTGTAATTTAATATATGTGTCGGTATCATTAATAAACCTATAGTCGTTCTGTGTATCAGCGCCGGTTCCTCTCCTGAACTCTAGGGTTGCTGGTGCGGTCGTCGTGGTATCTATTAATAATCTTGAGGTTCCGCCAATAGTAGGCTTCCTATAGCGTATTATGACGATACCTGAGCCGCCTCTTGCGGCAAAACTTGTAGATGAACCACCACCTCCTCCTCCCAAACTATCTGTTCCTGCGACAGCAGCAGTTGCTGTTCCTGATTGATTAGCACCACCACCACCTCCACCCGTTCCACCTGTTGATGGTGCTGTTCCATCAACACCACCACCTCCTCCACCTGCGTATGTTATAGATGTTCCAGTTATACTATTAGACAAACCATTATTTCCTGTGCTTGAAGTTCCATTTGTAGCACCGCTAGCACCTCCACCACCACCTCCTGTGTTCCACGGGCTACCATAACTATTACCACTACCTCCTGAACCATATCCGTATGTTGATAATTGCGTAGATGTTCCTGCTGCGGCTGCTACAGTATATATATTTCTATAAGAGCCTCCTCCACCAGAACCTCCATTATTTCCTATCCCTGATACTACTCCACCTAGTGACCCACCCGCACCTCCTCCACCACCAAGAGCAATATAATTAATTGTTCCTGTAATTGAAGAATTGCTACCATTTCCCCCTCCTCCTGTTGTGCCTGCTATCCCACCTCTACCCACATTAACAGTATAATTACCAGAGGGTACTGATATATTCTGTAAATATAAATATCCGCCACCACCACCTCCGCCTCCAACATAGGCACCTCCACCACCTCCGCCACCACCTACTATTAAAATATCACAAGATAAAGCCTCAGTAGTAGTAATCGTATAATCCTTAGTAGTCCCTGTTCCCGAATAAGGAAACGATATATATCTATCAGTTGTTCCAGAGATTATACTAGATACCACGATTTCGCTAGACGGTTTCCTATATCTTATGATGACGATACCGGAGCCTCCTGAACCTGAAACAGCATTAGGGCTCCCAGTTGTTCTACCTGTTCCGCCACCGCCTCCTCCTGTTCCCGCACCTCCATTTCCTGCTGTTGGTGTCCCATCACCTTCTAAGTCCCCGTCTTGTCCTAATGTTATACCTCCTGTTCCCCCAATTCCAACACCTTCTGTTACTTGAGACCCATTCCCTCCTCCGCCACCTCCTTTACCTCCATTACCTGCCTTTCCACCAGCATATTGCCCTCCACCACCTCCACCGCCCCAGAAATAACTTGTTCCTGTTATATTAATAGCAATACCATCAGCACCTGCTCCAGCATTTGCTTGGTCTGTATTCGCAGGAGCATTACCTGATGCTCCTCCTCCTCCATTTGCACCACACGAACCAGCTGGATTATTATTAAATACCATAGATGTTGCGCCATTACCTCCATAATAATTATAAGTATTAACAGTTATTACTGAACTTGTAAAACTTGGTTGAATTACATTACCACCTACTCCAGCACCTGACGGTGGTGGTGCTGAACCACCTCCTCCGCCACTACCACCATTACTTCCTGTTTGTCCGTTCCCTCCAGTTCCCCACCCACCAGCACCTCCAAAACCTCCTCCAAAAACTTCTATACCGAATGCTTTACTACTTGAACCATTCTGGGCTGTTGTAGATGAACCAGAACCGCTAAATCCTGTTCCTCCTTTACCGACATTAATATTATATGTTCCCGCTGGAACAGTAGCATTCTGTATATATAAAACACCGCCAGCACCTCCGCCGCCTCCAATATATGTTCCTCCAGCACCTCCTCCACCTACAATAAGAATATCACAAATAAGGTTCTCAGTAGTCGTAAAACTATAATCCTTGGTAGCCGCTGAGCCTGAATAAGGAAATTGAATAAACCTCTCAGTAGCCCCTATGGTTCCAAATGTAGTCCCTGCTACCACTATCTCATTAGGAATAACACTAGCACCGCTAGACACCACAATCTCCGCTGGCGTCGTTGTCGGTAATATTGGTGTATTATTATATATATGTAAAGGCACTACAGGGTCTAAGGTGCCTATGCCTACATTACTAGTATTGTAATATATTTTAGTCATATTACTAGACCACTGGCTAGATATTCCTGTAGATACAGGGACAGGCGTATCAATATAATTGGTAATTAAATTAGAATAGAGATTAGAACTTGTTGCTATAACACCGCTATTCAATATAGAAAATAATGTGTTTGAAACGGTGTTTGATGCCTTACGGTAGCGGATGATGATGATGCCGGAGCCGCCGTTGCCGCCATCACCACTATAACCACTACCACCACCTCCGCCACTACCTGTTCCATTTGTAGCATTAAAACCATCTCCTCCAATCCAAGAAGGACCGCCTCCAGTTCCTCCAGCACCTCCGCCACCTAACCCTCCTGAACCACCTATATATCCACCTCCTCCACCTCCAGCAAACCATACTAATCCATCACTCTCAATTTTTCCATATGTTGTCCCAAAATTGGTTTTAAAATCATAGTTAATTTCGCTAATTCCCGAAAGCCCATTACCACCATAATTTGTATTTCCAGCATTTCCAGCACCACCACCACCACCTCCTCCATTATTATAAACATCAGCACCGTTATTTCCTCTACTATATACAGTTGCATTTGGAAAAGTATCTAATGTGGTATTTTTACTTCCAGCACCTGTTGTTCCACCATCTGTATTAAACCAGTCTCCGCCAGCACCACTTCCACCATTTTTATCAGCAACAGTAGCACCATTTGCACCTCCTCCTTCTGCAATTACTGTATGAAAACTACTATCACTACCTTTAGTAGCGTGTGTTGTAACAGCATCATAAATTGCTGTAGATTTATTACCTCCTTTACCTACTTTAATAACATATTGACCGATATTCAAAATTGCTTGATAAATAAGAACTAACTGTCCTGCCCCACCACCTCCACCATGTCCTGCACCTCCGCCGCCACCGCCACCAACCACCAAGATATCGCAAAGAAGGTTCTCAGTAGTCGTAATCGTATAATCCTTAGTAGCCGCTGTGCCCGAATAAGGAAACGATATAATCCTATCAGTTGTTCCAGAGATTATACTAGATACCACGGTTTCACTTGGAGGTTTCCTGTAGCGGATGATGACGATGCCTGAACCGCCTCTTCCTGTTGTTGCTGATCTTTCTGGGTCTCCGCCACCACCACCACCGCCTGTTCCATCTACGCCATTTCCACCAACACCTGCGTGTGCCCTTGAACCTATACCTCCGCCACCTATTGGAGGTGTTTGGGTAGTTGTATCTGTCCCTTGATTGGTGTTAGCACCTCCTGTCCCGCCTCCAGCGTAAAATACTTCTGTCCCTGTTATAGTATTTGGTAATCCATTACCTCCTGTTCCTCCTCTGTAATATTGAATACCAGAACCAGCAATAACACCAGACGAAGCAAAATTAGCATTCGCACCTACACCACCAGCACCTCCGCCGCCACCACCACTTCCATAAGACCCTACTATAGCAGTTCCTCCACGATTACCCTGTGTTGATGTATATGTTTGGGCTAATGTTCTATCAGCACCATTACCACCATAAGAGCCTACTTGTCCTGTTGTGTGTGCTGGTGCTGTAGCACTTGTTCCTCCTCCTCCACCACCACCATAAGCAGTATAAGTTGTTCCACCTACAATAAATGTAGATGAAGCACCTTGCGAACCCTCTGTATAAGTACTTCCACCATTCCCTCCTTTACCAACACTAACATTATGATTACCAACAGGTATATTTAAGTTAGTCATATATACATACCCTCCGCCTCCGCCACCACCATCTCCTCCTCCTCCACCACCACCAACCACCAAGATATCGCAAATAAGGTTCTCAGTAGTCGTAAAGGTATAATCCTTAGTAGCCGCTGTCCCTGAATAAGGAAATGATATAAACCTCTCAGTAGTCCCTATGGTTCCAAATGTAGTTCCTGCTACCACTATCTCTGTAGGCATAGCACTAGGCGCCACTATCTCAGTCGGTAATGTCGCCGTAGTGGTATTAACGGCAACCCCGAATGTCCCGTTAGTATTAACTATACGCAATCCGGACTTACCAGCATTTCCGCTTACAATTAAACCTTCTATGATATCCATATTATAATAATATATATTATTGTTGCGAATTTACATCTGCTAGTATATAAGGGTTATGTATTATTTACTTATAAAATAAATCATAATGAACACCATAGGTGTTCTAATAGATAGAGATATAAGTATCCAGTTATTCGCAGTCTTCGCAATATTGTCATATTATTTTGATAATAAATGCGTGGATTATAAGTTTTATGTGAGAGAAGATGCGAAGCATGCGAAGCATGCGAAGCCGAATACGATGTTCTGGGACACCATATTTAGCAATATCAGTTCCAAAGTATGTACTTACAATAATAATTTGATGGTTTATAGGATGGCTCTAAATTATGTATATGAGGAAATCCCTGTATTCCCTGATGACACTATATTTGATGGGTATTTTAGAAGTCCCAAGTATTTCGCACATAATATAGAGAAGATTAAGAGCCTTCTAGGATTTGATGAAAAAATCAATAATGTTTTAGCAAAATACCCCGAATATAGTATGAATAAAACAATTGTAATTCAGCAAGTTGTTAATTGCGATTTACAGGGTCCTCCAGAGTCTGCAGGACACAACCATCACTTACAGTTATATCAGGTAGTACATAAACCCAAGTATTTTATTGAGGCATTCAAGGTCTTGCTAGAAAGAGGCGTTGATATTTATGACTATGATATTTTATATCTTTGTAAAGAGACTGATAATAAGATTGTAGATTACTATAATCAAGAAATTAACAAGGGACTTAAGGAACTAACAGGGAAAGACTTGAGATATAAGAAGGTTGCTGACAAAATCCCTGTATGGGAAAAGTTGTTTATTACGACATCAGCAAAACACCACATAATCCCGAACAGCACATTCGCTTGGTTTAGTGCCTACCTAACTACATCAAAAGATGCTATTGTATGCTATCCTAAAACTTGGCTTGGACCGAAATTTGATGGAACGATTGCCGAGGATGATTTATACCCTAATAGTTGGTATAAGATTGCCGGAAATAATACTGACGATTTATTCCCTGATAATTGGTTGAAGGTTGGCGAAGGATATAACGAGACTGACTTGCGTCCTGAAACTTATTATAGAGATATTCAAATTGTTAATGAATTACAAAAATAACATATTAGAATGTAGGGATTTATTTTTATATATACACAAAGATTTACTGAATATATCCTATTATTATTGTATTTATGAGATGTTGCTGGTATCTATTGAGATGTTGCTAGTATCTAATGCGATGTTTCTGGTATCTATTGAGATGTTGCTAGTATCTATTGCGATGTTGCTAGTATCTAATGCGATATTGCTAGTATCTATTGGAATGTTGCTAGTATCTATTACGATATTGCTAGATGTATCTAATATGTTGCTGGTATCTATTGCGATATTGCTAGATGTATCTAATGAGATGTTGCTAGTATCTATTGTGATGTTGCTAGTATCTATTGAGATGTTGCTAGTATCTATTGATATATTGCTAGTATCTATTATGATATTGCTAGTATCTATTGAGATATTGCTAGTATCTATTATGATATTGCTAGTATCTATTGAGATATTGCTAAATGTATCTAATATGTTGCTTGTATCTATTGAGATATTGCTAAATGTATCTAATATGTTGCTAGTATCTAATACTATATTGCTAGATGTATCTAATATGTTGCTAGTATCTAATACTATATTGCTAGATGTATCTAATATGTTGCTAGTATCTATTACGAGATTGCTAGATGTATCTAATATGTTGCTTGTATCTAATACTATATTGCTAGATGTATCTAATATGATGTTGCTAGATGTATCTAATATGTTGCTAGTATCTAATATGTTGCTTGTATCTATTGCGATATTGCTTGTATCTAATACGATATTGCTAGAGGTATCTATTGCGATATTGATAGATGTATCTAATATGTTGCTAGTATCTATTGAGATGTTGCTAGTATCCACCACAACATTACTAGATGTATCAACAGTAATATTTAGAAAGGTTTCTAAGGTTTTTAATTGATATCCTAAAGTTTTTATACGCTCGTCCTTCTCCTTATTTATCTCTATCAATTTCTTAACGGCACCATATAACGCATAGTTTATCTGTGATACATCTATAGATAACAAATCAGGGATGCTTAAAGTATCTGTGTAATATTCGTGAGATGAAATTGCTTTGGGAAATATATCATAAACTTCCTGTGCTATAAACCCTAACTGCTTGTTATCCCTAGAAACTGTATTGAACCCTTCTACATAATTAAAGCGGTTTAACTCTAATTTATTAATGTTCTCATAGCATTTGTCATAAGATGCTCTCTCAATATTCTCTTTTATTCTCCTGTCGGAGCCGGTGTTCCAACTTGCGGTTCCTGTAGGGTTGAAGATAGCGCCTGCTGTGGTAATCCTGATGTAATCTGTATCTATACTGGATACGGAAGAGATAACCTTGAATTCGCTATTATAATTGCCTAGTTTGTAGTCTCTGTTAGCGTCTGCGGTGGTTCCTCTTACTAGTTCTATAGAGGATGATGTGGTTGTTGTTAAGTATCTTATGATTACGACGCCTGAACCGCCGTTGCCACCTACTTTGTCTCCATTAAATGCCCCACCCCCACCTCCACCCCCGCCAGTATTTGGAGTTCCATCAACTCCTGCAACATTAGTTTTACCTGAACCTCCACCACCTAATCCTCCTGCACCTTCAAAACCTCCCCCATCAATAGCACCACCTCCTCCACCTCCTGCATAATAAGTTGGTGTCCCTGTTATATTAATCTGTTGTCCTATACCTCCTGCTCCAGCATAGCCTATTGTTCCAGATAAATAAGCATTACCGCCTACACCACCAGCACCACCACCACCTCCTCCAGTCCAAGAAGATTGATAAGCAAGTGCTATAAAACCACTTCCACCTGAATTTCCATAAGTTCCCGCAGGAATATTAGTAGATACTGCTGTTCCCCCAGCAAATGTTCCGTTATTATTAGGACCTCCATTGCCACCACCTCCAGACCCACCATTACCACCTACACCTATCGCACCACGACCACCACCACCTCCCTTTGCTAAATATATATCTACACCACTACTATTTCTAATAGATGTATCAAATCCATTAGTAGCAACTGCTCCTCTCGCATTTGCTAAACCACCTCTACCAACTCTAATTGTATTATTTCCTGAACTTAAAGTTTGTGATGTTAAATAAATAAGAGAACCTGCACCTCCGCCTCCTCCGTGTGCTGTTCCTCCACCACCACCACCGCCAACTACCAATATATCGCAAACTACACCACCTGCCCCTACATTTAATGTATATAGACTTTGTCCTGTACCTGCTCCTGCTGTTTCTGTCGTATATGTAAATACTTGATAAGCATAATTTCCACCAGCACCTGTATCAGTTGCGGAAGGCGACGATGTTATAGGAGGTGCCGGTGGAGGGAACCCATTATGTATAGTCAGCGATACATTACTACTCAAACTATTAGTAATAATAGCGTTGCTACTCAAGACACTCAACCCACCCACACTAACAGCCCCTGATACATTCGCACTTCCAGCGACATCTAGGCTTCGTGTAGCGTGATACACCGTACCTATACCAACTCTACCACTCATAGTGGTATTCTTGTGGATGATGGTATCATTTGAAGAGAACCACGCTAGATTTGCGGACAGATTGCTGAATGCCTGTGTGCTATTCTCAAATTGTAATTTAATAGTCCCGTCAGTATCATTAATAAACCTGTAGTCATTTTGCATATCAGCACCGGTTCCTCGCCTGAATTCGGCAATTGCTGTTCCGGTTGTTGTGGTATCTAGCAATAATCGCGCGCTACTATTGCTGGTCGCTTTACGGTAGCGGATGATGACGATGCCGTTTAACCCATTAGGAGCACCTACCGCTGAGTTTCCACCCTTTGAACCACTACCAAAACTTCCATTTCCACTTGAACCATTTGCTCCTGCTGTACCATTAACAGTCACTCCTCCACCTCCACCAGCACAATAAATAACTGATGAACCTGTAATAGTATTTGCTACACCATTACCACCATTACCTCCTAATTGATAAACTCCTGCTGTTCCTAAGCCTCCAGCACCTCCTCCTCCGCCGCCTGCTGAATCACCTCCAGACTGAATACCATTCACGCCAGCGAAACCTACACCATACCCATAAGTTGAGTTTTGGATACTCGCTTGTCCTGTCCCCCACGCTCCACCATCTCCTGCACCTCCACCACCACTTCCTCCTGTTTGAGGTAAATTTTGCGAACCTTGAAATATCCGTGTTCCTCCTCTACCTCCACCTAATGCTATATAAGTAATACCTCCAGTTATTGAAGAATTATTTCCACTTGTATTAGCATCATAAGTTCCTAATCCTCCTCTACCAACACTAATATTATAGGTAGTTCCGCTAACTAAAGTTTGATTAGTCAAATATATATAACCACCTGCGCCACCACCTCCACCGCCATTACCACCTCCAGCTCCGCCGCCACCTACCACCAAGATATCCGCAATTAATGCTTCTGTAGGTATAAATGAATAGGTTGCTGATGAACCTGAACCAGAATAAGGAAACTGAATACACCGCTCAGTAGTCCCTATAATTGTTGAAGTCGCACCCACAACACTAATCTCTGTAGGTAATAAAGGCGTATCACTATATATATGTAAAGGCGCCGCAGGGTCTATCGTGCCTATACCAACATTACCCAAATTATAATATATCTCAGTTCCTGCGGTAGTCCATTGACTAGAACCGCCGCTCCCTCCTGAACTGCTAGTATAATTAGTAATAACATTAATATTGCTATATGAATTAATGATACCAGCAGGTATATTAGAACTAGCACCAATCGCACCATTATTTAATATAGAGAATGACACATTACTCGTCCTATTGTTATAAATACCCATTACTCCGTTGTTATTAACTATACGCCATCCTGACCTACCGGCATTCTCAGTCTCTAACAATCCTTGTATAATATCCATATTATAATAATACATATTATTATAATAAAAAAAAGTATTTAAGGAACCTCCTATCCATTCCATTATCCTTATATACCCGAAGCCGCCGATTGTAATTGCGAAATCGTGTTTATCCTATTGTTAAAAGAGTTCATCCGCTCTTGGTCTTCGTCGTTTTTCTCTATCAACTTCTTAACGGCTCCATATAACGCATAGTTTATCTGTGATATGTCTATGGATAGTAAATCAGGGATGCTTAAAGTATCGCTGTAGTATTCTTGCGTTGATATAGATTTAGGGAAAATGGCTGATACCTCTTGGGCGATGAAGCCCAACTGCGTTTTATCTCTATTAACCGTATTAAACCCTTCTACATAATTGAAGCAGTTCAGTTCCAGTTTATTGACGCACTCATAGCATTTGTCATAAGACGCTCTCTCAATATTCTCTTTTATTCTCCTGTCGGAGCCGGTGTTCCAAGTTGCTGTTCCTGTAGGGTTTGTTATAGCACCTGCTGTGGTGATTCTAATATAATCGGTATCTACGCTGGATACGGAGGAGACAACCTTAAACACACCGTTGTAGTTGCCTAGTTTATAGTCGTGGTTCGCATCAGTTGAAGTTCCTCTAACGAGGTTGATAGTGGCGGTTGATATGATGGGCGGGTATTTAATTGCGACTGTTGTAATCGCTGTGGATGGATAAGGAGTTGCTGATTGTCCTCCCGCTGGAATAACTGATGAATTATTACTTACGCTTATGGTGTAATTACCTAGGACATTTTGCGAAGCACCATTATTTATAATAACAGGGGTTGATGTAGGAAAATTAATATTCCAAGTGTTATTTGGTAATGAATAGGTTTTATTATATAGATTGGTAATTTCAGTTTGTGTCAATTCCTTATTGAATACATAGAACTCATCAATATTACCACTAAATGCTCCTGACCCGTATGGATTAAATATTCTTAATTTAGTTGTATTAGGACATTGAGGTATAGGATATGTAGAACTATTATACCATCTAATAGTTCCATCAGTAGTTCCAGCAACTAAATTAAGATTAGCACCATTAAAATATACTTTAATATTACCTGATTTAGTGAATACTAATACTAAATGATACCAAGTATCAAATACAAGTAATGGACCAAATCTGCTACAATAAGTTTCACCACTTGTATATTGAAAACTTAAATTCATATAATAAACATTATTAAAATGTGATACAGACATACCCACACCTTGATTACCATCTGATGGATTATTAAAATAAAATAGTTGTGTATAATATATATTATCATAAGTTGCTAATTTCTTATAAAACCAACAACTAACAGATATACCAGTAGTTGAATTGTCGTATATAGATTTTAATGGAAAATCACCTTCTAATCGGTCTCCATCATTCGTTGCTTGAAATGAACCGCCTTCAATCGCAATTGTTGTATTATAACCGCCTGTGCCTCCCACAATTGTAGGTGTTAAATTATATTTTGTGCTTGAAGGATTACTATCAAATCCCAAACTACTACTATTATTAAACTTATAATACGCTATTACATTACCTTGGTTGAATGTGAAAGTTTCTGTTTGATATGTTATTGACGGAGTTCCTTCAGTTGTTGTTGTACTTATATAACCTGCCGATGGCGTGATTATTATAGGAAGGCTAGTGTTCGCTATCGTTAAAGTAGTATTGCTCGTATTTGTGTTGGTTATTGTAGCATTACTACTCAAGATACTCAAATTACTCGTGCTAACAGTCCCTGATACATTAGCATCACCGACAACATCTAGAGTTCGTGTAGCCAGCGTAGCGTGATACGCAGTCCCCACGCCAACTCTACCGCTCATAGTGGTATTCTTGTGGATTATCGTCTCGTTAGAAGAGAACCACGCTAAATCCGCTATGGTATTCCCGAAGGACTGCGAGGAATTCTCGTATTGTAGTTTAAGGGTGCCGCCGCTACCGCTGCCGTTAGTATCATTAATAAACCGATAGTCATTTTGCATATCAGCACCAGTTCCTCGGCGAAACTCTAGCGTCGCTGTGCCGGTCGCTGCGGTATCTAGTAATAACCTCGCATTAGATGTATTATAGATATGTAAAGGTGCTATCGGGTCTGTAGCACCTATGCCGATATTACCTGAATTGTAATATATCTTGACGCCGACCGTAGTCCATTGACTGGAAACGCTTGAGGAGCCTGTGCTACCGCCGCTGCTACCGCTACCGCCGCTTTCCGTATAATTGGTAATCAGGTTCGTATATATATTAGAGCCGGCACCAACGCTACCATCATTTAATATAGTGAATGCTACATTACTGGTTATCGTATTTATAACATTAAATGTTCGGTTATTGTTGGAAACTATACGCAATACAGGTTTCCCTGCGGTACTTCCCGCTTGAACTAATCCTTGTATAATATCCATATTATTATAATATATAATATTGTTGCCTATTTGTTTGTTATAAAAAAGAATAAAGATTACTGGTTAGTTGCGATATTGCTAGTAGTCTCATCTAATATTATAGTATCTACTGTGATATTGCTAGATGAAGCATCTAATATTATGGTATCTGCTGTGATATTGCTAGTGGTATCATCTAATATTATAGTATCTGTTGTGATATTGCTAGTTGTCTCATCTAATATTATGGTATCTGCTGTGATATTGCTAGTGGTATCATCTAATATTATAGTATCTGTTGTGATATTGCTAGTTGTCTCATCTAATATTATGGTATCCGCAGCGATATTGCTAGTAGTCTCCTCAATAACTACGGTATCCGCTGCGATATTGCTAGTAGTCTCATCTAATATTATGGTATCCACAGCGATATTGCTAGATATCGTGTCAAACACTATGGTATCTGCTGTGATATTGCTAGTGGTCTCATCTAATATTATAGTATCTGCTGTGATATTGCTAGTGGTCTCATCTAATATTATGGTATCCGCAGCGATATTGCTAGTGGTATCCTCAATCACTATGGTATCCGCAGCGATATTGCTAGATATCATATCCATCACTATGGTATCCACAGCGATATTGGTAGATATCGTATCAATCACTATAGTATCCACAGCGATATTGCTAGATATCATATCCATCACTATGGTATCCACAGCGATATTGCTAGTAGTCTCCTCAATAATTATGATATTGCTAGTAGTATCCTCGTAGGTGTTATTCAAAAGGTTCTTCAATTTTTTAATACGGTTTTTTAAAGTTATGATACGAGTTTCCTTCTCTTCATTTATCTCTATCAACTTCTTAACGGCACCATATAAGGAATAGTTTATCTGCGATATGTCTATAGACATCAAGTTAGGAATGCTTAAAGTATTACTATAATATTCTTGAGTGGATATAGACTTCGGGAATATGGCGGATACTTCTTGTGCTATAAAACCCAACTGCGTTTTATCCCTATTAACCGTATTAAACCCACTAACATAATTGAAGCGGTTCAGTTCCAGTTTATTGATGTTCTCGTAGCATTTATCGTAAGACGCTCTCTCAATATTCTCTTTTATTCTCCTGTCGGAGCCGATGTTCCAACTAGCGGTTCCTGAAGGGTTCGTTATAGCACCTGCTGCTGTTATCTTGATATAATCGGTATCTGTGTTGGATACGGAAGAGATAACCTTGAACTCACCACTGTAGTTGCCTAGTTTGTATGTCCTAGAGGACGCTGTTAATTCTAGTGCGGCGGATTGATTAGCAATTCTGCGATATCTTATGATGATTATGCCTGAACCGCCGTTGCCTCCTTTGTAATAAGAAGTTGTACCTTGTCCTATGTCATCGCTACCAGACCCACCTCCGCCACTACCTGTATTTGCTACACCATCACCACCAACACCTTCTGCTGGATATGTAATACTATTAAGCGTAGTTGATGCTTTTAGATATCCTCCATTACCACCAACTCTTATACTATTAGCACTCCCTCCTAATCCTGGTTCGCAAAACTTATTAGCAATCAATCTCCCGCCTCCAGCACCTCCTCCGCCAGCATACGCAACAGATGAACCTGATATTGAAATAGAAATTGCATTCCCGCCATCTCCTGCTTTAACAAAAGCGGTTGTATTAATTGATTGTCCTACGCTACCAGCACCACCCCCACCTCCGCTCATATATCTACTATCAAATATATATCCACCTCCACCTGAATAACCATATACTGAAGTATTATTCGGTGCGATTGTAGTTGTAATCGCATTAATTGTAATTGTATTTGTAGATAAAGGCGAAGCACCAGAAGATATATAGTTATTTGCCCCATTATTAAAATTAGCCCCAACACCTCCACTTGAACCACCTGCTACTAATGCTATATTAGTTGTTCCAGCAAGTGCGTTTCCATCTCCTCCTCCTCCACCCTTTGCTCTATATAAAAGTTGTGATGTATTAAAAAATATTTCGCTGTCTTTTCCTACCTCTCCTATATTTTGACTACTTGTGCTAATACCTACACCACCTCTACCAACTATTATTGAATATTGACCGATGCTTAATGTTTGATTCGTAACATATATTAAAGCACCAGCTCCTCCTCCACCACCTATACGAGACCCTCCGGCTCCACCACCACCAACCACCAAGATATCGCAAACAAGATTCTCGGTAGTCGTTATCGTATAATCCTTGGTTGTTCCATTACCTGAATAAGGAAATTGGATATATCTATCGGTAGTTCCTGGGATTATACTAGATACGACTGTTTCACTAGGTGGTTTCCTATAGCGTATGATGACGATACCGGAGCCGCCGTTGCCACCTGAAAAATCACCACTAGAACCTACACCATTAAACCCTCCACCACCACCACCACCTCCTGTATTAGGTGTTCCTGATACACCTACTGATAATTTACCACCAGCACCACCTCCACCATTTCCACCAGAACCAACATTTGTTATAATACCTCCTGTAGAATTACCAATTACTCCACCTCCTCCACCGCCAGAATAATAAGTTGCTATTCCTGTTATATTAATCTCTCTACCAATACCTCCATTTCCTCCAAATGTAGTTGTAGCACCAACAGCATTTCCACCAACAGCACCAGCACCCCCTCCACCTCCGCCACTCCAAAATTGGTCGTTTGTATATCCATTCGCACCAGTACCACCAGCAAACCCATAAGTTCCTGAAGGTGTATTTGTAGATAAAGCAGTTCCTCCAACCGCAGCATCACCACCACCACCAGACCCACCATTCGCACCTGCTACAATCGCACCTCCGCCACCTCCGCCTCCAATTGCTAAATAAATTGTAGAACTATTAAAGAGAATTGAAGAGGATTGTCCGTTATTACCTGTAACACCTCTTGATGCTACTGCTGCTCCTCCATTACCTACTTTAATTGTATATGCTCCTGAACTGAAAGTTTGATTTGTTGTATATAGTAAAGCACCTGCTCCTCCTCCTCCTCCGTGTCCTGTTCCGCCACCACCACCACCACCAACAACCAAGATATCGCAAATAAGGTTCTCGGTCGTCGTGAAGGTATAGTCCTTGGTTGCACCAGTTCCCGAATAAGGAAACGATATATATCTATCGGTAGTCCCTATAGTTCCAAAGGTAGTTCCGGCTACCACAATTTCTGTAGGGAGAGGCGAGGGAACCACAATCTCATTCGGTAATGTCGCAACAAAACCATTAGTAATATTTAAAGATGTATTGCTCGTAATACTATTGGTAATAGTCGCGCTACTAGCGCTGAAACTGCCTGCTGTTAATACCCCTGATATGTTAGCATCTCCTACAATATCCAAAGTCCGTGAAGGAATCGTCGTATGATACGCCGTCCCAATACCAACCCTACCATTAAAGGTGGTATTCTTGTGGATGATGGTATCGTTAGAAGAGAACCACGCAAGATCCGATACGGTATTCCCAAATGACTGTGTTGTATTCTCAATCTGTAGTTTAAGAGTGCTGTTAGTATCATTAATGAACCGAAAGTCATTTTGAGCGTCCGCACCAGTTCCACGGCGAAACTCAAGTGTCGCTGTGCCGGTTGTTGCGGTATCTAGTAATAACCTTGAGTTGCTAACGGTTGGTTGTGTTTGTCGTCGGTATCTTATGATGACGATTCCTGAGCCTCCTGCTCTCCCTGTTGTATTACCTCCGCCACCTCCACCACCACCAGTATTTGGTGTTCCAACAGTTCCTTCAATAAAAGAACCATTATAATAAGCACCATTACCTCCCCCATAAACTCCTGTTCCACCACCAATATCAGGAGCCGTATAAGTAAATTCACCAGCCCAATTCATTCCTCCGCCACCTCCTCCGTATTGTTGAGATGTTCCAGTTATTGATATATCATTTCCTATACCTCCATTACCTGCTTTGGATTTTACTGTTGCTACTCCTCCAGCACCTACACTACCTCCACCACCTCCTCCTGTAGTTACTAATGTAGTATTACCATTACCACCTGCACCACTATATGTAGATGAAGCACCATTAGTATTAGATTCTGAACCTCTACCACCTCCGCCACCACCACTTGATAATCCAATAACAGCAGTTGCTACTGGAGGGGCTTGGTCGTAGCCTGCACCTCCACTACCACCGACAGCGGTTATTGTAGTAATACCAGTTCCACTTATACTTGAATTATTACCATTATTTCCTCTACCACGAAAAGTTGGATTATTTGCACCACCATTACCTACACTAATATTAAAGGTTCCTATAGGAAATGATATTGTTTGTTGATATATAACATCTCCGCCACCACCTCCACCTCCAAAATTACCTCCCGCACCTCCACCACCAACCACCAAAATATCACAATTTAATGCTTCGGTCGTCGTAAAAGTATAATCCATCGTATTCCCTGAACCAGAATAAGGAAACGATATAAACCTATCAGTTCCTATCGTCCCAAAGGTAGTCCCTGCTACTACAATTTCGGTTGGTAATGCTGCCGTCGTCGTATTATTATAGATATGTAAAGGTGCTATTGGGTCTATTGTTCCGATACCAACATTACCGGCATTATAATATATTTTAGAACCAGTCGTGCTAGTCCATTGACTAGAACCGCTAGAAGTTGAAGTGACTCCACCTACATAATTGGTAATCACATTAAGTGCCGGTTCTTGTATGAGCGATATAGATGATGATGTTGATGCTGCTAGGTATCTTATGATGACGATGCCGGAACCGCCGTTGCCTCCTGTTCCTGAGCCTCCTCCACCACCTCCTCCTCCTCCACCTGTATTTGCTAATCCTGAAGGTGCTACTGCACCACCTCCTTGAGTTCCTCCAGCGCCACCTCCTCCTTTACCACCTGTCCCTCCATACGCCCCGCTACCACCACCAGCAAAATATACTTTGTTTTCCCCTGATATATATTCTCCTACTGATTGACCAAAACTTTGTAAAAAATCAAAACCTATTTCAGGTATTCCTGATAGACCATTACCTCCAGCCGCTAAATTACCAGCAGCACCAGCACCTCCTCCTCCACCACCCAAGCCACCAGGTTGCTGTATCACGCCATTATTGCCTCTGCTATAAATAGTTCCAGAAGGAAATGTAGATGTATTAGTATTTGCCACTCCAAATCCAGATGTTCCTCCATCATTCGTATAAGAATCACCTCCAGCACCACTTCCTCCATTCTTATCTGTTGAAACACTTGTATTTGTTCCTCCTGCTTCCGCTATTAGATTATGAAAGGTGCTATTAAAACCTTTACTAGCAGGATAAGAATTAGGCATTTCTGTACTTCTACCACCTATTCCTCCTCTTCCAACTCTAATTGTATAACTTTGATTTAAAACTGCATCTTTAATTAATACTAATTGTCCTGCACCTCCACCACCGCCATGTCCTCCACTAGCACCACCACCACCACCAACAACCAAAACATCACAAACAACCCCTCCAGTAGGCACATTAATAGTATATAAACTCTGTCCCGTACCAGCTCCAGCAGTTTCTGTGGTATATGTGAATATTTGATAAGTATAATTCCCAGTAGTTCCCGTGGTAGTCGCAGAGGGCGACGAGGTTATCGCAGATGTAGGCGCAGGCGTAGTACTATATGAATTAATAAAGTTAGAGCCAGCAGCAATAACGCCGCTATTTAATATAGAATAGGATACATTACTCGTCCTTTTATTAACAACGCCTAATGTCCCTTTGTTATTTACAATCCTCCATCCGGACTTTCCGGCATTACCTGTTTCAATAAAGCCTTGTATAATATCCATATTATTATACTATATAATATTATCATAAAAATAAAGTTTATCTATTCGTAGTATTAGAATGTATCTAATAGTAGATTGCTAGTAGTATCTTGTGATACTAAGGGTTCTACTAGTAGATTGCTAGTAGTAGCAACGGTCTCTTCCAATACTAAGGGTTCTATTAGTAGATTGCTAGTAGCCTCTTCCAATACTAATGGTTCTAATAATAGATTGCTAGTGGTAGCAACGGTCTCTTCCAATACTAATGGTTCTAATAATAGATTGCTAGTGGTAGCAACGGTCTCTTCCAATACTAATGGTTCTACTAATACATTGCTAGTAGTAGCAACGGTATCTTCTAATACCAAATTACTACTAGCAACTGCCTCTGGCGTAATATTTAAGGTTAATTCTAATTCTTTCAATTCTTCATCCATCGCTTTAAAACAACTATCCTTCTCATCATTTATCTCTATCAACTTCTTAACGGCACCATATAACGCATAGTTTATCTGCGATATGTCTATAGAAAGCAAATCAGGTATGCTTAAAGTATCGCTATAATATCCTTGTGTTGATATAGATTTAGGAAAAATGGCTGATACTTCCTGTGCTATAAAACCCAATTGCGTTTTATCTCTATTCACCGTATTAAACCCGCTTACATAATTGAAGCAGTTTAACTCTAGTCTATTGATATTCTCTAGACACTTGTCATAAGACGCCCTCTTAATATTCTCTTTTATTCGCCTGTCGGAGCCGGTGTTCCAATTGGCGGTTCCTGAAGGGTTCGTAATAGCACCTGCTGTTGTTATCCTGATATAATCGGTATCTACGGAGGATACGGAGGAAATAACTTTGAACTCGCCATTAAAGTTGCCGACTTTGTAGTCGTTGTTAGTGTCTGCTGTGGTTCCTCTAATGAGGTTGATAGAGGATGATGATGATGGAGGAGTTAAATATCTTATGATGACGATGCCTTCAAAACCATTACCTCCGTCTCCAAAGTTCGCACCACCACCACCACCACCCCCTCCATAATATGTAGCATTATTACCTATATAATATGTTGCAGACCCTCCACCACCTAAACCTCCAGATGTACCATTTAAAACATGACCACCACCACCTCCTCCAGCATAGTATAAATTTGTGCCTGTAATATTTATTTGTGTTCCAATTCCCCCATTACCACTATTTACACCAGCACCTCCTGAACCACCTCCCCCACCAGCACCCACTGATGCTGTTCCTAACCCTCCAAGATTTCCTTGCCCTGCGGTAGGAACATTATAAGTTTCTCTTATTTGGTCTCCTGTTCCTAAACCTCCACTACTTCCATATGGTCCTAAATTACTTGGTTCTACATCACTTGGATGTCCGTATCCTCCACCACCTCCTCCATACGCTATATGGTTCGCATTAGTCCCGATAAATGAAGAGTTAGTTCCTTTATTACCTACAACTCCAATTTGTCCTGAACCAGTTCCTCCTAAACCACCTTTACCAACTTTAATAGTATAATTACCAGTTAAAGTAGTGTTTTGGATATATAATAGACCACCAGCACCACCACCACCAGCATCTGTTTTACCTCCACCTCCACCTCCTCCAACTACCAATATATCACAAACTACACCACCAGCGGGAGCAGTAATAGTATATGTTGTATCAGTTGTTCCTGATGTATATGTAAATACCATAATTGTATAAAGTCCATTAATTGCTGTTGTAGTAGCAGAAGGCGAAGTAGTTATACCACTTCCTGTAAAACCATTATGTATGGTAAAAGAAGTATTGCTAGTAATACTATTGGTAAGCGTGGCATTACTAGTGCTACTCAATCCACCCACGCTAACCGTCCCAGATACATTAGTATCACCGAGAACATCTAGGCTCCGTGTAGCGTGATAAACAGTCCCTATACCAACCCTACCACTCATAGAGGTATTCTTGTGGATTATGGTATCGTTAGAAGAGAACCACGCTAAATCCGCTATGGTATTCCCGAAGGACTGCGTAGTATTCTCAACCTGTAGTTTAAGACTATTACTAGTATCATTAATAAACCGATAGTCATTTAGTGCGTCCGCACCAGTTCCACGGCGAAACTCAACAGACGCTGTTCCTGTCGTGGTAGCATCTAGCAATAACCTAGTATTAGATGTATTATATATGTGTAAAGGTGCGATAGGGTCTGTAGCACCTATGCCTATATTACCAGAGTTATAGTATATTTTAGAACCAGACACATTACTAGACCACAGGCTTCCTGTGCTACCGCCGCTGCTACCGCTGCCGCTGCTAACACTTCCCGTGCCCGTATAATTTGACACATTAATACCGCTATATGAATTGATAAAAGAAGAGGGAACATTAGAACTGGTTCCAATACCTTCATTTATTATAGAGAACAGCACATTACTTGTCCTATTATTTAAAACACCGATTGCTCCGCCATTATTCACAATCCGCCAACCAGACCTTCCGGCATTACCTGTATCTATCAACCCTTGTATAATATCCATATTATTATACTATATAATATAATGAAAAATAAGTTAGCAGAAACTAGAGTTCTTGGAAGTATAGAGTATATCAATATTATGTTATCTTATTACACCAAAGAGTTTTCGCATATTCTTCTCAAACTTGAGGCGTAGAATGTGTTCCTGAATAGGTTCCTTAGTATCGTCAGGAGCCTTAGCCGCCTTAGCCTTAGCCTTAGCAGCGTCAGCCTTAGCCGCCTTAGCGTTCTTAAAGTTCAAATGGACGACCTTCTTGCGTTTATAGAACATCTCCCAAAATGTCTTCTGGTATTTCTTATTTTTATATCAATTTTTTATTATTATTATAAAGAACCTGTCTAACAATAAGAGAATAGCGGCGGCGATAGCAGCGGTAGCGGCGATAGCGGACGGGGCATATCTTCGTCATCTCTAGCATTAAATAAGTATTCGTCAGCAGTATTCGGGATACTATTATTGTCGCTATCGCTGCTGCCGCCGCTATCTTCGTTTAGATATAAGGACAAAGTATGCCTATAATAGGCAGCGTAAGCAGCAATATAGCCGAACATTACCTAGTAATACTAACACATATTATTTTTATATGTTTAATGTGCGTGTATTTTTGCGTGGTCTTCCTACGCCTCTCAATATCTTGATATCGGCAGTATCCTCAATAATAGAGGTTATCTCTTCGTCGCTTACGGACAGCGTCTCTATATTATTGTCATTATTATCTATAGATATGTTATTATGCACATTATTAATGATATTCTCAATATCTACAGCAGGCTTCTGTCTTAGTTCAGTAATGTTAGGAGATTGTCTAGTATTATTATTAGATTGTTGTGCGGGCATCTGCGAAAGCGGCGACATCGGGGGCATAGGCTGCGGCGTGTTTAGTGTGCTAAACAGACTGCTAACCATCCCAAATAACCCGCCGCTATCGCTCATAGGATTACTATAGCCATTATTTATTGGGATATTCTGCGCTGCCCCTTGTGCCGCCGATTGATTGTAATTAGAACCTGTATTACCCATCATATATTGCTTAGCGGCTGCTTGCTGAAACTGCTTCATTAACTCAGGGTTAGAATTTAGGACATTCTCTACATTAGGCATAGGCTGTTCTTTAAACATTCTGCTAGTTAAGTGGAACATAAATGCGCTGCCTGACAAAGAGATAAAAAGCCTCAACTCAGGAGCCATCTTCTTGCCGGTCGCCTTGTATTTATAATGGAGTTCTTCAAAGATATCATCATAATCATTAATATTCTCATTAACTTGCTCCGACCACCCGTCTAGTTTTATGGCGAATGGGTCATACCTGCTATTCATATACTCAGTTCCCGAAATAAACGCCATCAGCATCTTCTGCTGAAACCTAACGCTCCCGTCTAGTTCCTTCTCACGAACCAAGCGATTATATTCCGTCCTCATTTCTTCTATGTCAGAGTTCATATTGAACTTAAAAGGTATCTTGAAACCTTTAGACTCCAACCTATCTAATTGATAAATAATCTCTCGCTTCTCATTCAATTCATTCATAATTATCTCTTTAGCCGACAAATGCCTAGATTTGCCTCCGCCGCTGCCGCCTCGTCTGCCGCTTCCGCTTCCGCTACCGCCCTCGCTGCTACCGCTACCTTCCTCGTCATCGTCATCTTCATCCCCGTCTTCATATTCTTCGCCGTCATCGTCTCCCTCTTCGTCGTCATCCTCTTCCTCTTCGCTCTCTTCTTCGTATTTGCTAGGCTTCTTGTATTTATTACTGCTAACCACGCTGGTAGTCTCGCTATCATCATCATACTTAGATTTAGGTCTGCTAGCGCTTGTGCTAACGGCTCCGCTGCCCTTATTCTTATATATGTTATTCATATTCTTCATATAGGCGCTTTTGTCATAGTCGCCATTCACCGAACTAGCCCTAGAGGATGAGCGAGAAGATGAGCGGGACGACATAGAGATAACATCGTTGCTAATCTTGTTCTTGTTAAATAGCACATCGTCGCTCATAAAGTTATTCTGGCTGGCTCTCTGCTGCTTGTTAGGAATGTTAAAGCCCATCTGTTTATTTTTAAAGGTATCCCTGTTAATTTCTATCAAATCGTCATTTATATTATTTAGATTTAATGTTGTCATTATATATATTTAATTGAATATCAATTGTTTATATAATATTGATACTATTAATACGGTTATATATACGCGCGTCTAAAGGGTGCTTATTATTTTCTCTCGGTTATATAATTGGATATCCAGAAATTAAAGAATTGTCTAGCGGACTTCTTGTATTTCTCAGGATGGAACTGAACCCCTAAGATGTTCTTTTTAGAATTATAAGCCATCACTATTTTATTTTTAATCTTCTTAATAACCTCAAAAGTTTTAGGCACCTTCACAACATAATCTCTGTGATAAAAGAAATACTTGGTCGGCGATAGCGACGATAGCGGCGCCGACGCTATCCTAAAACTCTTGTGATACTTCATATATCCGTCTTTATTAGATTTAATAAAAGACTTCTTGTCTAGGCTTCCTCTGCTAGACAGCCTAGATACTATATACTGAAACCCATAGCATATCGCCAGTATCGGTAAGCGAGAACGCATAATACTCTCGTCTATTGTTGAATGCGCGCGACCTTTAACAAAATAGTTAGAGCCAGTTATTATTATGCCGCTGACGCTGCTCTTTTTTCTCAAAGTATCCCGAATGCCCTCAGTATCGTCCCAATCTTTAAATATTATCTTATGACCTTTTAAGGCATTCTCATAGCCTTTTTTAAACTTATTAAATAATGCTCTTGTGCTATACATATTGATTACTAGAAATACTAGAGACGCTTTAGACGCCGCCACAGCCATCTCTCTTTTATTAGAAACACAAGAATATATAAAAGCATATCATCATAATTATATAAATATAAGAAAGAGATGAAAATCCTCTTCTTCGGTAGCAAGGGATGGATTGGGAAACAGTTCGGCTTCTTCTTAAATAAGAATGGTATCACCTACATTAGCACAGATGTGCGAGCGGATGACGAGAAAGCCGTAGAGGAGGAGATTAAGTTGTATTCGCCAACACACATCATCTCGTTTATTGGTAGGACGCACGGAGGCGAGTATAACACCATAGATTATCTAGAACTATCTGGAAAACTTAAAGATAATATTAGAGACAACCTATACTCGCCCTTAGTGCTCTCTATACTTTGCGAACGCTATAATATCCACTATACATACTTAGGGACTGGTTGTATTTTTAGCAGCGACGACCCAACGACCACTAGCATAGACGACGACGCCCTTCCTAACTTCTTCGGCTCCTCTTATTCAACCGTTAAAGGATTTACGGACAGGCTCCAGCATTTGTATTCTAAGAATACGCTAAACCTGCGTATCAGGATGCCTATCGTTAATTACGAGCATAACAGAAACTTTCTAAGCAAAATCTTTAAATATGAAAAAATCTGCTCTATGCCTAACTCTATGACCGTATTAGAGGATATGTTCCCTGTCATTATGGATATGATGATTAAAAATACTACAGGCACCTTTAATCTGGTGAATAAAGGGGTCATCACCCATAATGAAATCTTAGAAATGTATAAAAAGCATATTGACCCTTCGTTTGTGTGGAAAAACTTTAGCGTTGAAGAGCAGAACTCGGTGTTGCTATCAAAACGCTCTAATACGCAGTTGTCTAACGACAAACTATACTCGCTATACCCAGATATCCCTGATATCAAAACATCTGTAGAGAAATGCGTTATTCAATATCACAAATAAAAAATGATATAGGATAATACCCACTTTATTTTTATAAAACATATTACTAAACCAAATATGACAAAATATACTTGTGAAACCTGTAAGAGCCAATTTACTAAAAAACTAGAATATACAAAGCATATAAAGGGATGCCTTAAGAGTAATGAGCGAAGCGAATGTGATGAGCGAAGCGAATGTGATGAGCGAAGCGAATGTGATGAACCTGTCTTAGCATCCTTACCAGTCGCAGCATCCTTACCAGTTCCAGACAAAGTATATCGTTTAAATTATATAGGCTCTAAATTCCAACTGCTTGACTGGATTACAGAGATTATAAAGGATAAAACAGGATGGACTTCATTTGTTAATAAGAGGATTGGGGATATGTTCGCTGGAACTGGTATTGTCTCTTATCATTTCCGGAAACATCTAGCGTGTGTCATTTCTAATGACGCCGAGTTATACAGTTCTATTATAACACACGCTTTAACACGCTCTGTATATACCGAGAATTGCGAGAGAATTATAGGAGAACTTCAAGACGCCGCTGCCGACGCTAGCGTAGCCGAGACAAGCACGACAGCCTTGGCAGCCAAGGCAGCCGAACACATAGGATATATCACAACCCATTACAGTCCTTATGGTGATAATGAGCGTAAGTTTTTTACGATTGAGAATGCGAAACGGATTGATTACATTCGCAATAGGCTAGAAGACATCCATATCCATACCCACGGGCATATCCATACCCTTACAAATGACGAATATCAGTTTATCCTCGCTTCTATAATTCTAAGTGCCGATGCTGTTAGTAATGTTCCCGCCGTATATGGTTGCTACTTAAAGGAATTTAAAGCGAAAGCGACAAAAAAACTGAGAGTAATGCCTATACATACGAATAGGACGCCAGCGACCGAAGGTTCTAATACTTACAATTGCGATGTATTGAATGAGGATTTTCTAGCATCTTTTACAGGCGACTTGGTATATCTAGACCCTCCATATAACGCTAGGCAATACTCTAAAAACTATTTTCCGCTTAATATAATTGCTAAAACGCCTAACAGCCTGCTAACAGAATTACCATTAAAAGGCAAAACAGGTATTCCTGCTGATTGTTTTATGTCGCCCTTTTGTAAGAAAGGGGCTGTTGCTGAGGATGCCTTTAATCGGCTCTTTAAAGGGCTACAGACTAAATGGATATTCTTGTCATATAATAGCGAAAGCATAGTGTCTAAAGAAAGGATGCTAGATATTATGAGTATCTATGGTGATGCTTCGGTTGTTGAAAGAGATTATAAGCGGTTTAAATCGTATGAATACAATAAAGACATAGAGATTAAAGAGTATTTATTCTGTCTTAAGAAGTGTGTGTAGCATTCTATGATACCTATTTTATTTTTTGTATTCTATAACATATCTAGAATACCTTAAAAATTGATATTATTTTTATAATACATATTACTAAACCAAATATGACAAAATATACTTGTGAAACCTGTAAGAGCCAATACACTAAAAAACTAGAATATACGAGGCATATAAAGGGATGTAAGAGCGATACGACTGTAAAGGATGTAAAGGATGCTGAGGATACGAAGGATACTTTAGATGAAGATATAGCAACTCCTAGCATAGCGACAGCAGCGCCTCCTGCCGCTGTAGCCCCAAATGATTTTGATAATGAAACTATAGAGGATTTAATAACGGATGACATTAGATTATATTGCGGGGACTGTATAGAAAAGATGAGTTTAATAGAGGATAATAGCGTTGATTTAGTATTATGCGACCTTCCCTATGGGACTACCAAATGTAAATGGGATACTATAATAAATCTAGATTTGTTGTGGAAACATTATAAGAGGATTGTCAAGAAACCGCAAGGTGTCATTTTGCTATTCGGGCAACAACCATTCACAAGTATGCTAGTATCATCTAATTACGAGTGGTTCAAGTATAATATTATATGGAAAAAGAATAAGACGACACAATTTCTATTAGCCAACTATAGACCTATGAAATGTATTGAGGATATCTGTGTATTCTCTAAGGGAGGTGCTGCTGCCGCCTCTATAAAAACGGGTAATATGACCTACAATCCGCAAGGGTTAAAAGCGGTGAATATAAAAAAGCAGAATAGCGAGAAACGCATAGGAAAGATGTTAAATCAGGCACATCACTTAGGAGCAAATAATAAGTTGCTATCAAACGCCGAATATACCCAAAAATACACAAACTATCCTATAGAACTCATAGAGTTTGACATAGAGAGCAGCACGATACACGAAACACAAAAACCCGTGAAACTTATAGAATACTTGATTTTAACATATTCTAACGAAGGCGAAGTGGTTCTAGATAACACGATGGGTTCTGGGACTACTGGTGTAGGGTGTATAAATACAAAGAGGAAATTCATAGGAATAGAACTTACAGAAAAATACTATAAGTTGTCTAAGCATAGGATACGGGAGGCTACGCCTTCTCCTTAAATGCTTTTTTTATTATAGGGAAAATTAGGAGATTTTAGGAAAATATAAAGTTGTAAAAGTTTTTAGAATTAGTAAAAAGTTTCTAAGTTTATAAAAGATAATGTTTAGTAATAATTATAGGAGACTTCTATTACCATTATAGGTATCTTCTATTACCATTATAGGAGACTTCTATTACCATTATAAGTATCTTCTATAACATAACCTAGTATCCTCTCGCATATAATGCGGGGTATCGCATACTATATAAGGAAATATGCGGAGCATAAATATTCTTAATATATGATGCGGGATATCGCATAACACATCAATCATACACCATATTACCATTACTGGTGTCATAAAGAATAAAAGAGATAATACTAAGTATTTTTAGGAAGACTTAGAGAAGTTAGAAACTTTTAGAGATTTTAGGAAAATATAAAGTTGTAAAAGTTTTTAGAAATAGTAAAAAGTTTCTAAGTTTATAAAAGATAATAATAAATAAGGTTAAGTAATAATTATAGGTATCTTCTATAACCATCCTTGATGTTCTCTATGTTCTATTCCTCGCAAATCCTAGGAATTCAAGGAATATGCCGACCACTAATATAACATAGCAGATGTCTCTTACCATTACTGGTGTCATAAAGAATAAAAGAGATAATACTAGGTATTTTTAGGAAAATAGAAAGTTGTAAAAGTTTTTAGAAATAGTTAAAAGTTTATAAAAGATAATAGTAAATAAATAATAGTAATACTAGGATACTTCTATTACCATTATAGGTAATCTTCTATAACATAACCTAGTATCCTCTTGTATATAATGCGGGATATCGCATAAGTATATAAGGAAATATGCGTAGCATAAATATTCTTAATATATGATGCGGGGGTATCGCATAATTCCATATAGAATACTTCTATTACCATTACTGGTATCATAAAGAATAAAAAAGATAATACTAGGTTATTTTTAGAGAAGTTAGAAACTTTTAGAGTTTTTTAGAAAAAAAGAAAGTTGTAAAAGTTTTTAGAAATAGTTAAAAGTTTATAAGTTTATAAAAGATAATAGTAAATAAATAATAGTAATACTAGGATACTTCTATTGTCATACTTGATGTTCTCTATGCTGTATCCTTCGCAAATACTAGGGCGCTAGACGCGCTGCCGACCACTAAGATAATATAGAAATGTTCTCTTACCATTACTGGTGTCATAAATGATAAAAAGAGTAATACTTGGTTATTTTTAGGGAAACTTAGATAAGTTAGAAACTTTTAGAGATTTTTAGGAAAATATAAAGTTGTAAAAGTTTTTAGAAATAGTAAAAAGTTTCTAAGTTTATAAAAGATAATAATAGTAAGACTAGATAATACTAAGTAATCTTCTATTACCATACTTGAGGTTCTTCTATGTTCTATCCCTCGCAAATCCTAGGGCGCTAGACGCGCTGCCGACCACTAAGATATTTTAGAAGTTGTCTCTTACCATTACTGGTGTCATAAAAGATAAAAAGAATAATACTAGGTATTTTAGCAAATGCGAGGACGACTTAGATAAGTTATAAACTTTTAGAGATTTTTAGGAAAATATAAAGTTGTAAAAGTTTTTAGAAATAGTTAAAAGTTTCTAAGTTTATAAAAGATAATAATAAATAAATAATAGTAAGACTAGGATACATCTATTACCATTACTGGTGTCATAAAGAATAAAAAAGAATATTACTAGTTATTTTTTAGAAAACTTAAAAAATTTTTTAGAAAAATAAATAATAGTTTATAAGAGGCTACGCCTTCTCCTTAAATACTTTTTATATTACACCGCTCCCGCCGCTAATCGCCGCTAATCGCCACTACATCCACCACTATCCTCTTACTAGACGCCCATAATCTTCTCAAACTTCTTAATATAGGCATCTATGGTGCCGTTGTTAAATAATATGATATCATAAGGGATATTAATGTATTCTTGCTCTGATTTGTGGCTAGCACCGGCGCCAGCACTAGCACCTCCAGTATCAGGTCTAATAACCCTTATAATCGCTATATCATCTTTGCGAATTTTAGGGATACTAAATAACATCTCGTATTCGTGGATAAATCGCAAGTCGCTTATAACAAACCTTTGCTCTTCGTTAGCGTCCATCCTTGTTTTTATATAATTCTTCAAGGTATTCGCAAAGAAGTTTCTCTTAATATCAGGCATCAACTCCTGTATTTTCTCTTGCATCACCTCTGTCCCGAAGAATTGTAATGCGGCTCTTGGCGTAATCCCCCACCGTTCATCCACAATATCCTTTTTACCCGTTCCTTTGTCCTCGCCTATCCCTGCTTGGTCGTCGTCAAAGTTAAACAAGGTTTTAATAGCGTGCTTTAGAGGTTCGGCAAAAGAAACTCTCTCGTAATTATATTTGCTAACTAGATGCTCTGCTAACACATCCTTACCACTCCTCTTGGCTCCACAAATCGCTATAATACGAGGCATTTTGGAATACGGATGCTGCGACAACATACCTATATATCTACTATACCTATCTATATATAAGACATAGACACAACTATATCAATTTTTTATATCACTATATACCCCTCAAAATATAAAAAATGATTTGGTATTTAAGAATTATTTAATAATAACATAATACAACTTAATAATGTTTTCTAATGTTTGCTGGGATGTTCTGGATATCTATTTCCAAAAAGGCGGCTCTCCCGAATCGTCTAATCCTCTAGTAAAGCATCAGGTAGATAGTTATAACAAGTTCATAGACAATACCTTAGGGCAAATTATAGGCGGTTTCAATCCTATCAAGGTGAAGATTACAAACCAGAAGGCAGAGTTGCCTGACAACTCCTATAATATCTCTATCAACATCCTCAACCCCAGTATTGTTAAGCCCAACTATCAACTCCCTGACGGAACCCAGAACATTATGACGCCCTATATTGCTCGTATGAATAATATGACATATTCTAGCGGCATCTATGTGAACGTCCATATTTCTACCGAAATTACCAATAAGAGCGGTATGACCGAGAAGTTTGACAAGACCGTTAATGGCGTTTATATCGGCAAAATCCCCATTATGGTTCGCTCTAAACTCTGCGTCCTCAGCCAAATGCAAGGGATTTGCGAAGAGAACAAGAACGAGTGTATCTACGATTTCGGCGGCTATTTTATCGTGAATGGTAATGAGAAGGTGCTAATTTCCCAAGACCGCATTAACGAAAATAAGGCACTCGTCTTTCACCCCAACAATAATGCCGAAGGACTGTATGCCGAAATTCGCTCTATGTGCGACTCCACTTATCTGCCGCCGAAGACGACTTGCCTGAATATGAGCGGCAAGTTAAATCATATGGGGCGCATTATTCGCATCAATACTTCGTTCATTCGCAGCGAGGTGCCCGTCTTCGTGATTTTCAGGGCTCTAGGTATCTTGAGCGACCGTGAGATTATCAATCACATCGTCTATGATACGGACAGCGAAAAGAACCAGCGTATCATTAACGAACTGATGGCGTGCTGCGAGGACGCCTGCGATATCAACACGCAGGAGCAGGCGGAGAATACGCTTATTAAGATTATGATTGGAGTCAATAAGAACAACGACCACGAGACCAATAAGGCACAACTCCACAACAATCTCTTAAACGATTTTCTGCCCCATGTAGGCAAGTCTTACAGACGCAAGGCTCTCTATGTCGGCTACATTATTCGCAAGATGATACGCATCTATCTCGGGTATGATACTTACGATAATCGTGATTCGTATATCAATAAGCGTGTGGATACCCCAGGTGTCTTGATGAGTAATCTGTTCCGTCAGTGTTATGGGAAGATGACAAAGGAACTGAAGATAGCGATTGAGAAGGAACTGAACTTGTGGCGTGGAAATGCTAACATCCCTATTTCCAATATCATATCAGACATTAGTATCCACAGATTTTTCAAGCAATCTCTTCTTGACTCGTGGATTAGATATTCGCTATCCACAGGCAACTGGGGCATCAAGAGCATCGGCACATTCCAGAATATCAAGCAAGGCGTCTCGCAGGTTCTTAATCGTATGTCTTACGCCAGCACCCTGTCGCATATGAGACGCATTAATACGGCGATGGAGAAGAACGGCAAACTGGTTCAGCCACGCAAACTTGACAATTCGCAGATTGGTATGATATGTCCTGCCGAAACCCCTGAAGGCAGTTCTGTCGGTCTGGTTAAGAATATGGCTCTCAGCACCAACATATCAATCGCTATGAATAGCATTCATATTCGGCGGATTTTGGTAAATCTCGGGGTGGTCGTTTATGACGACAGTTATAGTATGACGAACCCTGAGAAATCGCCGATTGAATACCTGAAGCAGATGGGAAACGAAAATAATGTGTATGTTATGGTGAATGGGGATATTATCGGCTATTATACGAACCCTGAAAAGTTGTATTCAACCTTGAAGCATTATAAGCGTAGCGGTATCATATACCCGATGACCTCTATCGTATGGAATATCCAGAAGTCGTGTATTATCATTAGCACGGAAGCGGGGCGAATGTATAGACCGCTATATATCGTGGATATTGACCCCATCACAAATAAGCGTGAGTTGCGAATTGCTAGAATATTGCGGAGGAAGGGCATCAGTTGGAAAGAGTATATTGCGGACAAGCACTTTGATTACTTCGTAGTCCCTAACGAAGTCTCTAAAAATCAAGACGACCCTGAGAAGTATTTGGACGAAGAGGGGTTTATTGAATATATGGACTGCGACGAAATCAATTCGGCGATGCTCGCTACATTCCCTGCCGACTTGGAGGAAGGTATTAAAGGGACTGCGTTGCCGCCGTTTTATACTCACAGCGAAATTCACCCAAGCCTAATGAACGGTATCCTCGGCGTTAATATCCCATTCAGCGACCACAATCAGTCCCCTAGAAACTGCTATCAATGTGCTATGGGTAAGCAGGCACTCGGCGTATATATGAGTAATTTCAACAAACGCATAGATACGATGGGTAATATCCTGAACTATCCGCAAAAGTCGCTCGTATATACTAAGTTGTCTAAATATACGATGGCTCACAAATTACCTTCAGGGGTTAATGCGATTGTAGCGATTATGACGCATACTGGGTTTAATCAGGAAGATAGTATTATGGTTAATCAGTCGGCTCTAGACAGAGGGCTCTTCACCAGCACCTATTATAAGGCGATGCGTGATACCTGTAATAAAAATCATAGCACCGGTGAGGAGGAGTTATTTACGAACCCTACCAACATCTCTTCGCTGAAGCCATACTCCTACGAGAAACTGAATGACGACGGCTTCGTTTCTAAGAATACATTTGTGAATGGGAATGATGTTATTGTCGGCAAGGTTATGCCTAAGAAGGCGAATGGCGTTATCACATATCAAGATAGTAGTTTGACGATGAAAGCGAATGACGAAGGATATGTTGATATGAATTATAATGGGGTTAATAGCGAAGGCTACAAGTTCTGTAAAGTGCGTATTCGCAAGAACCGGAAGCCGGAGATTGGAGATAAATGTGCTAGTTGTAGCGCCCAGAAAGGGACTATCGGGATGATATACAGGCACCAAGATATGCCCTTTACGAAGGACGGGATTGTGCCGGATATCATTATGAACCCGCACGCAATTCCTTCTCGTATGACGATAGCACAATTAATGGAATCTATTATGGGAAAGGCTTGCTGTCATATTGGGGCGTTTGGAGATTCAACTCCATATACTGACTGTAGTGTTGAAGGAATTACGAAAGTGCTAGAGATGTCTGGTATGGAGAAATACGGAAATGAGATTATGTATAACGGAAGGACGGGCGAGCAAATACACACAGATATCTTTATTGGACCCACATATTACCAGCGATTGAAGCATATGGTGTCTGACAAGGTGCACTGTATTACCGAGGAACACGAGGTATTAACAGAGGACGGCTGGAAGTTTGTGAATACGATTACCACGGAAGATAAAGTTGCGGTTCTTAAAGGTGATAAGTTGGTTTATGAGAAGCCGATGGAAGTCCATAAATACCCTGAATACTCTGGGACTATGTATAATATCAGTAATACGCAGATTGACTTAAACACGACTATAGAACATAGGATGCTTGTCAGCGGCGGCGCCGGATATCGCTTAGAGAAGGCTAGTGATATTATCGGGAAATGCGTTAGATACAAGAAAGATTGTGTATGGGATGCTCCTGATTATCAGTTCGTAATCCCTGTAAGCAACAAGGAGATTAATATGGAGGCGTGGCTAGAATTCTTCGGCAAATGGATTGCTAGCGATTGCGATAAGAAGATTATGTGTCAGTTCGGCTCGCATTTGCCCGACGATACCTTTAATATTACATATTACCTAAATTACCTGATAGACAACAAATACAAGGATACATTATATTTGCCCGAGTGGGTATGGAAGTTGAGTAGCCGTCAAGTGCGTATATTGATGAAGTCTATGATTGCCGCAAATATGGCGACAGGAGGATACAAATATGACAATATGTTCTGTAGCAAATATGAGAGATTGGCGGATGATATGATGAGGCTATGTATTCACGCTGGATGGAGCGGTGTGAAGAGCCTGTGGAAAGACGGCGTATGGAAGATTACTATTATCAAGAAGCAGAACAGCCCTTACGCTAATGCTCGCTATGCTAATAAAGAGAAGCATCATAACGAGCGTGTCTATAACTATACGGGTGCCGTTTATTGTATCAGCGTATCTAGCGAGGTATTTATGGTTAGACGCAACGGCAAGTCCGTATGGACGGGTAATTCACGCGGCTCAAATGGTCCAATCGTGATGCTAACAAGGCAGCCTAGCGAAGGCAGGGCACGCTCAGGAGGATTGCGACTAGGAGAGATGGAACGGGACTGCTTTATCGCTCACGGCACATCTAATTTTCTAGCGGAGAGGATGCTGCATGTATCCGACAATTACAGGGTATTCATTTGTAAGAAATGCGGGATGCACGCAAATGTCAATACTGAGAAGAGCATTTACAGTTGCAAGTATTGTAAAAATAATACGGATATCGCACAAGTCCGGATGCCTTACGCCTTTAAACTGCTAAATCAGGAGTTGTATTCTATGAATGTTATGATGCGATATGTATGTAATTAGAAGGGCATATAACAATATCTCTATATATTATATACTCTTGTATAATAAATAATGGTATTACACAATTACTTTAAGAAGCCTCTTATATTATTTTTTATATTTTGTATGGGCGTCAGCGTCAGCGATAAACACAATCACAGCACCATTCCTTTATTTAATAAGAATATATGTAGAGACGCTCCTGTCGCCCCTGCCGCTCCTGTCGCTAGTAATAACATAATAGCATACAATAGAAGACCAGTTTATTATGTGGGTAGCCATAGGGTCGCTAAGCATTACCGTAATCCTTATGCGGTTGTCGCTACAGATGTATTGAGAAAATACTTCTATATAGTTAATATCGTGGTGATATATATAATATTATATAGTTTATAATAGTAGGATAGGTATATAACATTATATGTCAAGTGGTTATAAGGTGCTTGTTGTAGTAGATATACAGAATTGTTTTATTCAAGGAGGTTCTCTTGGTAGTCAATATATAAATGATTTAAAAAAATATATTGATTTAGTTAAAGGGGTTGATGAGAAAATCTCTAATGGTAATTATGACCTTGTTGTATTTAGTAAAGATTCGCATCCTGTAAATCATTCATCTCTTACTGATAATACAGACGCAGAACACGGTGTTTTTACATATCATTGTAGAGATACTAGGAAGAACTGTAGTAAAGATAAAGCAAATCCTGCTACCGCCGCTACTACTTATATGTCATCTGCTGCTAAAAATATTATAAGAGATATTTTATGCGATGTTAAAGGTAGTTATGGTATAAAACACTCTTATGATAAGGATCATTTTTATGATAGAAAAAGTTCTTATGAAGAAGATGATTATAATTTTTATAATCCAATATATAAAGATGTATTTACAAGATTATTAAAAACTTCTGCTAATGAAATTAAAGAACAAGTAAAAAATGAAATGAATGACAAGGATTATTATATAAATGTTGAAGGTATAAAAACTTTAGAAGATTTGGTAAAAAATTATATTAGTAATCCAGAATTAGACGATGATAGTAAGAGGTATTTAAGAGAATTATTAAAAGAAGAAAAATATAAGAAATTAAAAGTACAAGGATTAGATTTAAATTACCTATTTTATGGTACGAGTTTAAAAGATATAATATATGCTTTAAATAATAATAGTGGTAGTCAAATAGGGATTACGAAAGAAGAACATTTTAATAAACCAGACTATAATGATACAGCATATAAGGTTGATAAAATAAAACAACAAACTAGGAATAGTACTAAATTTATTAGTATAGCAAAGGGGCAATATTGCAATTATGAATCATATTCGGCATTCAATTATCATACTGAAATTAAAAAGCAGGGTATTAAAGGTAAATCAATTATTTATGATGTATTTGGTAAATTTGATAGCACTTTGAATGATTTAGAAAAATTACCTGCTGAAAAAAGATATAGTACTGGGCTATTTGAATATATATTAAAAACTTTTAAAGAGCAAGGTGGTGATAAAAAAACAAATATTAATATAGATGTTTGCGGATTAGTGACTAATATTTGTGTTATCAATACAGTTCATCAAGGAATTGCTATGTGGGAACAAGTATATAAAGGAGAAAATAGAGGTATAACTTGTAAGTTAAACTTATTAGAATATTTGTCAATTCCATTACCTGTTCCTGTGCCTATACCATATTTAAATTATGACTATGCACTACAAATCAATAAAGAAAGAGATTTAGGTAAAATGTTATTACAACTAACTAACTTAAAAATCCTATTTACAAAAAAATTTGAAGATGATGTTTTATTACCAAATCCTACTATAAATGGTGAATTATCTTATACTGTAGATTATAATATAATATTACAAGATACACTTACAGATAAATATATTAATGAATATATTAATCAAATTAAACAAGTTAATCAAAATATTGGAAGTTCTACACCAAATTCAACTCAATTAGATTTTACTCATACTAATCCACCGCATCCGCCGCATCCGCCGCTGACGCAACAGACTGGTGGAAAGAAACTTAAGACAGCGAAAGCTGCACCTAAGGCGGCTCCTAAGACAGCAAAAGCGGCACCTAAGGCGGCTCCTAAGAAAGCGAAAGCGGCGAAAGCGGCGCCTAAAGCACCTAAGAAAGCGAAAGCAGCGAAAGCGGCGCCTAAAGCACCTAAGAAAGCGAAAGCAGCGAAAGCGGCACCTAAAGCGGCTCCTAAGACAGCGAAAGCACCTAAGAAAGCGGCTCCTTAAAAATATATAATGTTTATTTTTCTAATTAAAAGCCCTTTTTACACATATAAACATAAGCATCCAATATATATCTAAGTATCTATATATATGGACGGTAATAACCATAAGTTATATGGCGTTCTAGGAGTTTCTAGAGATGCTTCTGCTGAAGATATTAAAAAGGCTTATAAGAAACTTGCGATGATACATCATCCAGATAAAAACAAGGGTGATGAGAAGGCTGAGGAGAAGTTCAAGGAGATATCAGCAGCATATAATGTGCTGAGCGATGATGCTGAGCGGGCTAAGTATAATGACATAGGAGACGCTAACTATAACAACGGGTCAGGACAGGATGCGAATAGAGGACAGCATAATCCCCACGATATATTTGAGGCATTCTTTAGAAGTAGAGGCGGCGTCGGCGGAGCATTTGGTGGATTTGACGAAGATATATTCTCATTCGGTCAGGGAGGCGCTAGCGGAGGCAGCGGCGCTAATAAACCACCGAAGAAAGCCTCATCAATAGAGAAGACATTTGTATTTAATCTGGACGATATATATGCTGGTATTAATAAGGATTTGAATATAAATATTCGCAAATATTGCCTGAAGTGTAATAAGAAATGCGGCAAATGCGATGGGCGTGGTATAATACAGCAGATACGCAGTATGGGATTTATGCAACAAATCTTCCAAGGCTCTTGCGACAACTGCGAAGGCACCGGAATAACGATTGAAGGCAAGGCGGACTGTAAAACCTGTTGCGGCAAAGGGCATTACAACGAGGACAAGAAGGCAACGCTTATCATCCCCAAAGGGATTGATGAGACTTACAAGACGGCTTTTCCTGAACTAGGAGAGCAGCCGAAAATACCCAACATTAAACCCGGCGACCTGATAATACACATTAAGATAGATGAGCACAAGCATTTTATTAGGAAAGGCAACGACCTCTATTACAAGACCGAGATATCCTTTGTTGATTCAATAGTAGGAAAAGATATAGTGATACCATATTTTAAAGAAAAAATAAACATAAATACCAACATATTCGGGGTAATCTCTAATGGTAAGAACTATCTATTAGAAGGTAAAGGGATGCCCGTATTAAACACGGCGAACAAAGGGAATATGTTTATAGAGTTCTCTGTTAAATACCCGAAGATTAAGAACGCCGAAAAGATTGAGGAACTCAGGGCATTACTTAATGAGGTCTTTCCGCCCTAGAATTAGTATTCCATATTCTTTTTACTTTCAATAGCATATAATATATTGTATATAGGGTCTAAATTGATATTGTCGTTATATCCGTATTTCTTTATGAAGTGTGCTAGCAATATTGAGTTTTTGTCTGACAGTTTCTCGTCTAGGCTGGAGGTTATATAGTATTTGTATTTTTTCGTCGCCAACTTCTTGCGGTCAATAAAGAATACCTTGTTGTTATCTTTGTCATAGTAATCCACATAGCGTTTTTTCTTTTCGGCTAAATCAAATATATAAAAGGCATTACTCATCTTGCTGATATTGTCGCTGGGTGCGAATAATACGGGTGCTAGGATACGGTGCTGCCCGAAAGTTATGGTTGTTTGCTCGGTTATAAAGTTATACTCAAATTTAAGGACGAATTCCTTGGCTACATTATTGCTATTATTAACATGCGCTATGTATATATTATAAATATACGAGTTGTCATTATCGTTAATATTAAGGTTGATTATGTCGTTTATGTCGGTGCATCTCGTCATCTTGTCTGCTATGCGATATATGTAATCACGATACAACACATAGAATGTCCCGCAAATTATAAGTAAAAAGAGTATATTTATAAAGATTTGGTAATTGGATATCTTGGTATCGGTGATTTCTGTTAGTTCTAGCAGATACTGATTAGATGTGTAATCAACGCCTTCTATTAGCACTTGAATATCATTAACAATATTATTTATATTACTCATATAATGTCTTTTAATTATATGTTATATATTATATATTGGGAAGATATCCTTTGCGGCTTCTCGCTACTTAAGGGGGAAAAAGCATATAAGGACAGTAGGGCACCTAGATATCCGTCGCTACTTAAGGAAAATAGGGTATTATAGAGGTATCATATCTTATACATTAGGTATTATATCTAATACATATCTTATACATCAGGTATCATATATAATACATATCTTTTAACAACTAGTATCATATAATATACATATCTATTACATCAGGTATCATATCATATATATATCATATACATCAGGTATCATATATAATACATATCTTTTAACAACTAGTATCATATAATATACATATCTATTACATCAGGTATCATATATGATACATATCTTTTAACAACTGGTATCATATCATATACATATCTATTACATCAGGTATCATATATAATACATATCTTTTAACAACTGGTATCATATCATATACATATCATATACATCAGGTATCATATAATATACATATCATATACATCAGGTATCATATCTTATACATATCTTTTAACAACTAGTATCATATAATATACATATCTAATACATCAGGTATCATATCTTATACATATCTTTTAACAACTAGTATCATATATTATATATATCTTATACATTAGGTATCTTATACATATCTATTACATCAGGTATCATATCATATACATATCATATACATCAGGTATCATATATTATA